CACCTGTCTTTTTGGTAATAGAGCTATATCTTATCGCAAATATGCTTTAGGTTCAATAAGGAATGCTAGATTCGTTTATGATTTCATGCCTGACTGGAAGTTTAGGATGTATTACGATAATACAGCTCCAAAAGATATTATTAGTCGTTTAAAATTAATGCAAAACACTGAGCTTATAGAAATGCCAACCTCTAAAGGTAGAGAAGGTTGTTTTTGGAGGTTTTTAGCTTTTGATGATGCAGATGTAACAGTTTGCAGGGATCTAGATTTCCCAATGCAGGAAAACGATATTTTTTGTATTAACGACTGGATGAAAAAAGATTATATGTCAGAATGTATATGGTTTGCTCACGATAGATTAGCTTTATACAATAAAAAAGAACCTAGATATTATATGGCTGGTTGTATATCGTCAAAAAAACCTCCTTTCTCAACGTCAGAACTTATAAATGAGTACGAAGGGGATAAAACAATATACGGCGCGGATGAGTTTTTTTTAACTAATCATTTTGTACCCAAAATACTTAAGTATACTAAAAAAATTCTGATACATTCAGAACCTCAGCCTGGCTATATACCAATCGGGAAAACCAAAGAGCATATAGAACTTTTCCCTGAAACAGAAGACTATATATACTTAGATAATAATTGGATAGAAATGTAAAATGGATAAAAATCAAATAAGAAGTCATTTTGAAAATATTTACGATAGAAGAGCATGGGGTCGACATGGAAATACATTGTCAGGAAGAGGTTCTAGTCATGCATTTACTAATAATGACTCTAAATTTATATCAAAAATAATCTCAGAGAAAAAAATAAAATCCATAGTTGATGTCTGTGGAGATTTTGCATGGCAACATAAATTTTTAGAAAAATATAAAGGGCATTACTTAGGGGTAGATGTATGTAAATTTTGTCTAAATATTATACCTAATTCTATGAAATCAACTAACATAACATTTCAACAATTAGACATATGCCACGATAATATACCTCGTTCTGATTTATTTATATGCAGAGATGTATTAATCCACTTAGATCACGACGATATATTAAAATTTTTCAACTTACTTAAAAAAAGTAAAACAAAATGGTTAATAGTTACGAGCTTTAATCTTCCGAACCAACATTTAAAATCAAAACATGAAAATGCGTGCAAACACAACTTAAACCTAGAACCTTATAACTTAAACTTTGAATATCAATTTTATGGCAACAAAGAGATAGGGGGTTACGAAAAAAAATATTTAGGATTAACTTTAGTTTCAGATATTTGACATGATTAAATTAATTATATTTGATCTAGACGGAGTATTAGTTGAGTCGCGCGAATTACATTTCATTGCTCTGAACAAAGCTCTCGCTGAAATAGGTGATCAATATACAATTAGCAAAGAAGAGCATCTTTGTAAGTATGACGCATTAACAACAACTCAAAAATTAAAAAAGTTAACCGCCGAAAAAAATCTTCCAGAAAAATACCACAACAGGGTATGGGAACTCAAACAACAAAAAACTCTACAAGAAATAGATGAATATAAACCCGACTACAGAATAATAGATATTCTTAAAAAATTAAAATCACAAAACTACAAAATTGCATGCGCAACAAATTCAATAAGAGAGACCTCAAAATTAATGTTAATAAGAAAAGGTTTTTTTGATTACATAGATTTTTTATATTCTAATGAAGATGTAAACAACCCAAAACCTAATGCCGAGATTTACATGAGATGCATGTTGAAGTGCGGAGTTAATCCAGATGAAACAGTAATAATTGAAGATTCTCATATAGGCAGGAAAGGCGCAATAAGGAGCGGAGGTTATTTATGCGCTGTTAAAAACTCTAAAGACTTGACATTTACCAAACTAAATTATATTATAGTTAGCGCAGAACAGCGATCTAAAATTTCACCAAAATGGCAAGGAGATAAAATGAACGTACTAATACCAATGGCAGGAGCTGGCTCAAGATTCGAGCAGGCAGGATACACCTTTCCCAAACCTCTTATTGATGTTAATGGAAAACCTATGATTCAAAGAGTTGTTGAAAACTTAAATATAGATGCAAGGCATATATTCATTGTACAAAAATCTCATTACGAAAAATATTCATTGCGACACACTTTAAATTTAATATCCCCAAATTGCGAAATAGTACAAGTGGAGGGTATGACAGAAGGCGCTGCATGTACAACTTTACTAGCAAAAGAATTCATAGATAATAATGAACCGCTTGTTCTTGCAAATTCAGATCAATATGTAAAATGGGATAGTAATCAATTTATGTACTCATCTATGGCTGATGATATAGATGGATCTATACTAACATTTCATTCCACTCACCCAAAATGGAGTTATGCAAAATTAAATGAAGATGGATTTGTCACAGAGGTTGCAGAAAAGAAACCTATTAGCGAACACGCAACAGTAGGAATTTATTTTTTTAAAAAGGGTGCAGATTATATTAGATGCGCAGAAAGTATGATTAAGAAAAATATTAGAGTCAATAATGAATTTTATGTATGCCCCGTTTACAACGAAGCCTTACTTGAAGGTGCTAGAGTAAAAACATTTCATATTGATAAAATGTGGGGATTAGGCACTCCAGAAGATTTAGATACATTTTTAAAACATGATATTAGTATCTCATAGAGGAAATATTTCTGGGCCAATCCCAGAAAGAGAGAATCATCCGGACTATATAAAAGAAGCTCTTTCTAAAGGTTACGATGTAGAGGTAGATATATGGGGGGATAAAGAATTATGGCTTGGTCATGACAAACCTCAATATAAATGCTCTGTTAGTTTCCTTATTAATAATTATCAAAAATTATGGATTCATTGCAAAAACTTAATGGCTATAGATATATTATCTGAGTTTAAAGTTTTGAATTATTTTTGGCATCAAAATGACGACCACACACTAACTTCTAAAAATTTTATATGGACTTACCCGGGAAAACATGTCTGTAATAAAAGTATTTTAGTAGTAGATGACGCTAGAGAATATGCAGGTCCGATTTGTTTTGGTTTGTGTTCTGATTATTTAAAGTGAAATTATCTGATGACCATTTTTTAAATTACTTAAGCCATAACGAACATTTATCGTTAGAGCAAAGAATACGTTATAAATTTTTAAAAAACTACCTTCGGTCAATGGAGGAGTTTACAGACACCTTTTCTATTATAATACAAGGGCCTTTAAATGAACGATCAATTAATACTATTCCAGAATATTTAAACTATGGCGAAGTCATAGTTAGCTGCTGGGAAACGGATGATCTTTCCAAGCTTGAAAAATACAAAGATAAAATAAAACTAGTAATAAATAAATATTCCAATATAAATATAAAAAAAAGAAAAACAGGCAGTCAGGCTCCTTGGGTTTATCAAAATTATACTACATTAAATGGAATAAAAGCTGCGTCTAAATACTTTTGTATTAAAGTTCGCTCGGACGAAAGCTATCCAGTCTTAGATCCATTTTTAAATAAGCTAAGAGATAATAGAGATACTAAAAATAGCGAAACAGGCTTATACAATCACTATAAAATAGTTACATCTAATATTTATTTTAGATATGATTGGCAAAATAAATTTCATCCATCAGACCATATTATAGGAGGAATAAAATCCAGGATGCTTGAATCTTTCAAACTTTCCACAGCGTATTGCCAACAAGAATTAACTAGATTCCCTGAGCAACTTATTTGCAAAGCGATCATTAATAGTTATTGGGATCCTTATCTAAAAAAACAAGAATCAGCAACGGATAATAAATCTATAGAGTTAATGAAAAAACACTTCGATATAGTTAGAATAAAAAATTTACCTAAACATATATGGACCTCTAGCTATAGGAAATATGATGAGTTATACAGCGAAGAAGATTGGTGTCATGATATAAATTCTATAGACATAAATACTAGGTGAAATAAATACTAGACAAAAATAATTCATGATATATAATCTTTTATCATGAGCATTTCACTTTATAAACCAAACAGTAAAAACACAGGATGCGCCTTTAATTTCAAAATTGGCGTAAACAAAGTAAAAGAGCCGGTAATTTACGCTAGCGCAATTCAACAATACAGCTGGGACGATAGAAAAAAAACCGGCAACTTCTCTGGAAACGGTAGTGATCCAGATAAAAGAATTAACCTTAAATTTACAGAATTTGAAATCGGCGGAATAATTAGTTCTTTTAAGAATAGAAATGAGTTTTCTACATTTCACGCGTTTGAAGAAAACAAAACATCAATTAAATGTACTCCCTGGGATAAAAAAACTAAAGTCAAACAAGGAGATAAAGAGGAGTGGATAGTAATCCCGGCATTTGGAATTAATGTTACCAGAAACGGGAATCAGACTTTCAGGATACCATTAGAGCCTGGAGAAGTAGAAAACCTTCTTGAATTTTTCTCTTTTTACCTTTCTGAACTATATAAACACAGAAGAAGAGAAGAGATTAAAAGACTAAAAGAATCCAAGGGTGGAGGTAATCAAAATCAATCATCAGAAGATAGCGAACAAGCGCCTTTTTAATGAAGAGGAAAAAGGTATTAATTCATAGTAATCACTGTAAAGCTTATACAGGCTTTGGAAAAAATACTAAAAATATATTACTACATTTACATAAAACAGGTAAGTATGATTTAGTTGAGTTCTCTAATGGAATGAGATGGGGAGATCCTTCCTTAAAACTATTACCATGGAAAACCGAAGGTTCTCTACCGAGTGACCCAGTCACTTTACAGAAAATGAATCAAGATCAAGCTCTAGCTAGAAATGCTGGTTATGGAGGTCAAACTATTGATAAAATCATAGAAAGGGAAAAGCCTGATGCTTACATAGGCATTGAAGACATATGGGCTTTCTCTGGATATACCGATAAAAAATGGTGGAATAATATAAACTGTATGATATGGACTACTTTAGACAGTTTACCTATATTACCCGAAGCGGTCAAGAATGCTAACAAAATAAAAAACTATTACACCTGGTCATCTTTTGCATCTAAAGAATTAAATAGATTAGGACACAAACATGTAGACACATTACATGGAGCTATAGACACCACTAATTTTTTCAAATTTAAAAGCGATGAAAAACTTAAATTAAGATCAAGACTTAAAATAGATAAAGATGATTTTATTATTGGATTTGTTTTTAGAAATCAGTTAAGGAAAAGCGTTCCAAATTTACTAGAGGGTTACAAAATATTTTGCGAAAAAAATCCAGAATGTTCGGCTAAATTATTATTACATACTCATTGGAAGGAAGGTTGGGATATACCTAGATTGATAAAAGAAAAGGGTATAAACCCTAAAAACGTTTTAACAACATATGTTTGTGCGCATTGCAAAAATTTTGAAATCAAACCTTACGAAGAAGAAAAGAAAGATTGCGGTTTATGTGGTGCAGAGAAAACCCAAGTAACCCCAAACACTAGGCTTGGAGTTACTGAAGAACAGCTTAATGAGATTTACAACCTGATGAATGTTTATTGTCATCCTTTTACCAGCGGAGGTCAAGAAATACCCATACAGGAGGCGAAACTTGTAGAGCTTGTAACTTTAGTAACTAATTATAGTTGTGGTGAAGATTGCTGCACAGAGGATAGTGCTGGACTGCCTCTTAGTTGGTCAGAATATAGAGAGCCAGGCACTCAGTTTATCAAGGCTAGTACAAATCCAGAAAGTATCGCAAGTCAGTTAAAAAAAGTTTACAGCATGAAAGACTCTAAACTCAAACTTCTAGGTGAACAAGCTCGCGACTTTGTAATAAAAAACTATAGTATAGAGGCTATAGGTAAAAAATTAGAATCTATCATAGATAACATGCCTGAAGTAAATTGGGATTATGATTTTAAACCTATTGAAAAAAACCCAAACTATATTCCACCTGAAATAAAAAACGACGACGACTTTATAAAAGATATATATAAAAATATATTACAATTAGACGTAAACGAATCAGATGATGGATTTAAACACTGGAAGAATAGACTATCCACCGATATGGATAGAGACGGAGTATTACAACATTTTCAACAAGTAGCTAAAAAAGAAAACAAAAAGCAGGAAAAAATAGATTTTACTGATATTTTAGATAAAGAAGACGAAGGAAATAGAATTTTATTTTCAATGCCTCAAAGTATAGGAGATATCTACATGTCTACATCTTTATTAAAAAATATAAAAGAACTATACCCAAACTATAATATTTATTATGCAACAAAGCCTGAATACTTTGAAATATTAGACGGAAACCCTTATATTCATAAAGTAATTCCTTACAGTAAATCTTTAGATAGCTTACCAGCTATGGAAGGACAAGGCAACCATAAAGGTTTTTTTGAGATAGCTTTTCTTCCTTTTATTGGAACTCAAAAAATGTTAAATTACATTCACAATGGAAAAGATAAAATACAATTCGAATTATGCACTTAATAGAACAATATGCACTTTCATGTGGGGTTAAAATAGATAAACCCTTTATCGAAACTTCTTTTTTCCCTTCCCCATTTAATAAATATATTACAATTCATGCTAGTAGCGGAATGGATTCGAAAAATTACGACTACTATAATGATGTAATAGAAATGATATTACCCTTTTTACAAAAAGAAGATATACATTTGGTACAGATAGGGGGGAAAGACGATATAAAATTGAATCACTGCGAGCATTTAAATGGAGCGACAACAATAAGACAAACAGCTTACATAATAGAAAAAAGCTTATTACATTTTGGCAACGATTCATTTTCTACTCACGTAGCGTCTGGTTTTAATAAAAAAATAGTTTCGCTATACAGCATATTATATAAAGAATGTTGTGGGCCTTATTGGGGAGATAAGAAAAATCATATACTACTAGAGTCTCACAGAAAAGGTTTAAAACCTTCTTTTTCTAATAAAGAATTACCTAAAATGGTAAACTTAATAAAACCAGAAGATATTGCCAGAGGAGTATTGGATTTATTAGATATACCTCATAATTTAAATAATATAGAAACAATTCATATAGGCTCAGAATACCATCTCCCATCTCTATCTGTTATCCCAAACCACGTCATGCCGGCAACATTCGCACAAGGTCAACCGATAAACATTTGGGGGCACGAATTTTTTGACGAATCAAATATAGTAGAATGGGCATATAATAGAAAATGTAATATTTTTCTTAATCAACCAATGTCGGTAAAATATTTAGATGTTATCAGACATAATATAAATCAAATTAATTATTTCGTAAATAAAGACACGGACCCAAAATACTTTAAAACACTAGAGCGAGGTGGAGTTAAATTTAAATTATTATGCGAAAATGAAAACGATTTAAATGAACTAAGATTACATTTTTTCGACTGGGAAATACATGCCCACAAAAAAACAACAAAAAAAGATCTTGACAATATAGATAAAGTCTGCGATAATACTCGTTATAAAAGTCAAATTAAAGTAATATCAAACGCAAAAATATATAATAGTAAAGCTGCATGGAAAGAAAATGAACAAAACAGCGACACAATTATCGACACACCAGAATTCTGGGAACAAATTAAATCATTTAAACTTTACAACGAAAAATAATATGTCAACAAAAACAACCGCAGATAATTCAGTTACATACGAATCTCAAGCAACCATAAAATCTTCCAAAAAATCTATCCCCGAAAAATATAAAAATGGCCCAGGTCGTTTTTGTAGAAATGAATTCGGACTACTAAATGAAGTAGATTATGAATTTGATGAAGATGGTTCGGTAAACTGGAGGTCCATGATTAAAGATGAACATTTATTTCCTAATAAGTCATGGTTTGATTTACGTAAAAAAGATGTACCGCGAACAATTGATGGGCTAAAAGATCATCAGTTACTCATTAAGCTTTCAGGAATTAAAGAGCTCGCTAAGCTAAGAGGCTTCTCAGATGTATCTTATGAAGTCGTAAAATGTCAAGCGGACCACGTTGCAGTTATTTGTAGGGTTACATTTTTACCTAATTATGAAACTGGAGGTAAAGCAGTTACTTTTCAAGACATGGCAAATGCAACGTTAAATAATACAAGTAGTTTTGCAACTAAATTTTTAGAGACCATTGCATGTAACCGTGCATTTGTTCGTTGTGTTAGAAATTTTCTCAATGTCCATATTGTAGGTGATGATGAGATAGATAAATCATCCAACAATAATAATGCTCAAGTTAATATATCAGCCACATTAACTCCTTATTCAATGATCGAAAACTTAGCTAAGGATAAATTAAATTGCGGAAATTTCGAAGAGTTTAAAGTAGTACTTCGTGATTGGTGGGCTTCAGGAAAATATAAAAATGATGAAGTCAAAAACTGGAATGATTATTCAGATATTCCTGCAACGCAAGCAAGAATACTAATGAAAGTCATGAATGAATAAAATTTAAAAATCAAACGCAGTTCACCGTATCATTAAGTTTATTCTTAATTCAGCCTATCATTGCGTTTAATTTTCTAGTTTAGATATTCTTTCCTCTAAAGATTCTATTATTTTTTGTTGTTCTTTTATTGCGCCTACCAATAACGAAGTTACTCGATCGTATTTTACTGCTTTAAATCCATTTTCTCTAGTAGTTACTATTTCAGGAGCTACCTCTTCAACCTGTTGAGCGATAAGTCCTATATCGTGACCAGAATAAACTTGTTGATTATCGTTCCAATTAAATTCTACAGCATCCAAAGATAATACTTTATTTAAAGGATTTTCTATCAATGCGATATCATCTTTTAGTCTTTCGTCGGAAGAAGTAAATGCAACAACATCTCCATTTACATGCAATCCATTATAGCAGCCGACATAAAAAGCATTATTTAATATACTTGAAACGCCAATTGAATTAGCAGGCCCGAAAGGAGATAAAGGTGTAACTGCATCTCCTATTATATGAGTATTGTATTTTCCTTCTAAAAAATTTGATGCTCCATTAATAATAGTACATCTTCTAGAATCTTGTATCACATTAGCTTCGCCACCAAGAATTAAATTTCCTGCATCATAACCTCCACCAAGAGATGTTGGGTCTGATGGAGGTTCTATAACTAAAGTTCCTACGCCAGTTGCAGGAGTTGGAAACGAAGGGGTTATCTCTGGAATTGCCATAATTTATTTTAAATGTTTTAATTCGTTATTTCTAGCCCCAAGGAATTGTGGGACCTGTTGATGTCGGAAGAAATCCTATACCATATTTTTTAAAATTTGCAGCGCTAGAATTTATTCCAATTGATATCCATTTAGATAAATTATTATTATAAATATAAGCGTAATCATTATCCTTCCAAATAGATGGGTCTATATAATTCCATCCAGCAAAATCAGAATTTATATACTGCGAAGAGCCGTCAAACCAAACCCATGCAGGAACTGGAGAAGTAGATCTAACAGACATTATTGGATAATAATATGCCCAAAAAGTAGTAATACTATTCAAGTCAAGAAAATCAAACATTAAAATCCATGAGGAATTGATAAATACAGCTCCGTGATATGCGGAAACTCCTTGTCCAGAAGATAAGTGAATTCGTGACAGATAAATTTCTTGTGTTAACCAACAACGATTAATCCAATTACCTCCAGATGAAGAAAAAGAACTTATTTGTGCGTATTCAGATCCATTGCCGAGCACCCTTGGAGACAATATTAATGTATCTGGATTTAAAACTACATTTTCACTGACTCCATTAGGGGTTATCAATGAATTAGCTGGAGGAGTATAATTAATTATATTTGATTTGCCCCCGAAAATACCTTGGTGACTTCCAGCGTAAATTTTATTTTCTGATCCCGCTCCAATTATATTTGCTCCTGCATTACCACTGGTAGATTCAGGCATTTCATTGTTAAATCCACCACCAATAAAAGAGAAATTATCTCCAACATTATTATCAAAACCTCCACCTATTGTAGAGAATCTCCCGGTTATATCATTATATGCTCCACCGATAATCGCAGAAGCCAATCCGTGATATCCACCATAACCAGTAATACTATTATCGTAGCCACCCCCAATAAATGTCGCGTTTGTTCCATCTAAGCTATTAAACCCAACAGTAGACCCTCCAGCTGTAGCATCTATGCCATTTAATATGAGAGATCCTTTTAATTCTATTCTTTCCGAAGAAGAATCAAACTTAATATGAGAATTTGTATTACCTACTTCAAACTGGGTTACATCTTGATTTGAAATTTTTGTATTAGATAGAATGAATCCTTGTGTAGAATCGCCAAACGTTTTCGCTGGAGGTGATTTAATTACGCCTCCAGAACCAACATTAGGGTTTTCTGGATCTGAGGTGCCTAAGGATAAACTATGAGTAATTGCGACATCATTAGCTAATAACAAATCAGTTGCAACACTTTCGAATTCTGCTTCAAAATCTTGCCAATTACCATTATTCAAGTCATTAACAAAATTGTTGGTGCTAGTATGATCTTCTATGGCTATCCAGTAACTACTATTATTGTGGTTATAATAAACAACGTCTCCTCTAGCAGATGTCTCTTCTGCGCCTATATATGACTCATTAGCAGCCCATTTACCTCTATAAACAACACCGACTCCTTTGTTACCTTGTTTTGACAAAGAAAATGTTTGAGTTTTATATATAATAGTTGGATAACCTTCGTCATTTTGAGCTGTAATTTTAAACTTTATAAAACCTGAATCTGCGCTTCCAAAATTTACGCCTGACTGAATTCCAGAAGTTGAGCAAGCTTTACCGCTGACGGAGAGAGTTTGGTTGCCAATAAAAGCACTCTTAGAGACCACTTCTACCTTAAAACGAGAATTAGCAATTGTTCCAGTAGTGAATTCTAATTCTGTACTTCCTTGATAAACCCTAATTTCAGTATTGCTTCCCGAAACATCTATGACGCTATTATAAGATTTAGTCAAAGAATGAGCTTCATTACTCAAAATTGATGTGATAACATCAGAACCGTCTTGAATTGCATATATAGTTACTTCGTCTGAAGCTAATATATCAGTTCCGCCGTTTTCACTTATTTCAACTTTTACTTTAATTGGTTCAAAAATATCAGAAGGAGCAGTAAAGGTAGCGGTATTTGAACTAGTGCTGGATGCAAAAGAGCCAACAGTAGTATTAGATATACTCCATTTATAATAATTAGTTGTGCCAGTCAATTGATTAAATGCGTTAGCAATAAAGTTTACCTGCTGTGAGCCTATTCTCTTTCCTCTTGTGTCGTATTTTATACCTTGTCTGCTTGCAGTTAAGTCAACTTTTCTTGCAATTGCTCCATCTTTAGTCAATGTTATATTTTGTCTAATTTTAAAAGTCCTTACTCCTCCATCATGATCAACTGTACGAATAGTATATTCTATATATCCAGTTGTTAAGGCAATATTTTTCCATGCTGTAATGTTACTAACAGGTTTATTATTTATATTTTGAAAAGTATAACCCTGTATACTAGAAGATAAAGTTCTATTTGTTACATAAAAACTATTTGGCGTAGTTCCGCTTGATGTTCCCCTGTAAGTTAATTCATTAGTTCCCTCAAAACAGCTAATTGTATTTTCTGTATTACTGTAATCATAATCTGTTACAGCGCCTGAACTAGTATTTTTAACTGGTATATTTGCAAATTCCTGTGTTTGCAAAATAGTGATACCATTAGAACCTTCCTTTAATCCAAATATAGTTACTTGATCAGTAGCACTAAGTTTTTCAACACCGGCTACAGGGTCGTAATCGTAAGCTTTACATAATATTGTTACAGGAATATGAGCGCTATCATATGAAGTTGGAATATCATTATGAATATACTCACTCGTAGTGCTTTTATTTTGAATTTTATTATTAAAGTTTCCAGAGAAAAATTCGAACTTAGGATAACTTGTTCCATTATTTGGGTAAAAATTTTCTACAGAAGCTGTGACAGTAACGCTTGAAGGTGTGGGATTGATACCTAAAGAGTTATACTCAATTGTTTGATCCGTAGCTGTTAATGTAAGATTTCTTCCCGCAGAACCTTCTTTTATTTTGCTAAAAGTATACAACCTTTCAAATTCAATAGGTCCGAGATCTGATCTTGTTGAACCAGCTTTATAATGATTATCCTGTAAGGTTATTTTTAAAAATCCAGTAGTTAAATAATCTGGCAGATTTGTTAGTTCTATATTTAATTGATCAGATGAATTTTTAGTAGCGCTATATGATATACCGGCATCACTTTTTTCTATGCTTTTACAAGAATATGTACCGGCTTGATTAGATCCAGAAAGATATTCATAAGTTTGATAACCTTTCATAAATATAGCATTAGTAGAAAAGTCCTTAAAATCAGAACCGTGAACGCGATTATTTTCGTCAGAAGGAAATGAAACGTTTTCGTTATCTAAAAATACTGTATATGAGTCTTTTCCTGGAAGCGCTCCATATATAGTTACAAAATCACTAGCAATAACTTGAGTATTATGTACTCCACTAATTTCAACATGAGCAAGAAATGGAGTGTCATCATAATCATTAAATTTTTGATCTAAATTATTTATAGTATAACTAGAGTTATTTCGCTGATTAGCTATCTCTACTAAATTATCTAAATCCTTACCAGTAGAAAATATATAATGCAATGAACCATATGTATTATATGGAACAGCTTTTAATGATAGTGTTTTATTATTGTCTTCAAATTCTCTATCGTAATTATATTTATAAACTTGTTGAGCAGCATCTAATTCAACATATATAGAAGCCGCGCCATCTGCAATAAAGTTAACAGAAATTGATCTTTCGGTAGAAGTTTTTTCTCCAGAAGCAGATATTAAAATTGAATTACATGTATTAGGTAATGTAGAATTAATTATATGATCAAATCCGGTGACACTAAATTCTGCTCTTGCCTGCTTAACAAATCCATCTGTAAAATCCGAAGCCGGATCATATGTAAATCCACTAATATCATATTTTCCATTTGAATCGCGATCATCGTAACCAAATATTGGAATTATATTTCCACTAACAAATACTTTATCAGCTCTAAATCTAACCTCATCAGATTCAATAGAGCTATTTTGAAATCTAGCAATAATATCACAAATATCATTATCATCTTCAGGTATGTAGGTTCCATCTGATTGCTCAACATAAAAAAACGAATTAGGTTCAGCGGTCATATCTGGAAACGTATATTCTTTATCGTCTTCAGTTCTTAATTTTCCGGCAAGAGTTAATACCCCATTATCAAAATATAATCTACCATCGTCTCCTGCGAATACAAAACTTCCATCCCCGCTTATGGCAAAACCTTTTTGTTGATCCCCGACAGTTGGAGCTAAACCAGAAAAACCTACACTTCTTATTTGCCCAGTTCCGCCTACTTGGATATCCTGACTTCGTACTTCTGCAGATCTAATTTTATCTGCAGTTAATGTATGGATTTTAGCGCTCGTTATGGCTGCTTCTCTTATATGAGCGGTTCCTATTGATGCATTTGCAAAAGCGTGCCACATAGGAGTAGCGGTACCTGCAGCATTACGAGCAATAATAAAATCATGCTCTTCTCCCAATAAAGAGGGTTTTAAGTTATTATTATAAGGGTCTCCATTTAATTCTGTAGTGTCTCCCTCTCCTGCAGGATGATATTTCGATGTATTATAATTACCGCTGTAGAGAATATTTCGAAGAGGATTACTTATACTACCATTCAAAGGGCCTCCCCCAGGACCAGTTAGTCCTAAATCCCCACTTTGTTGACTTGTGAGTGGAGTTACATCATATCCATGAGTAGCTTGTTTACCTGTCGCGCTCCAATATACATACGGTTCATCAGTATCAGCGAATCCTTCTCCTATTACATAACCAGTTCCATTGTAATAAACAAAATGTCTATCCCAGCTAATTTGGTTTGCTGATGGATAATTATCAAAGAAAGGGTCGTTAGGGACTAAAGCTAAAACATTAGGGAATGAATCTGTCAAGTTTTGTTCGAAATCGGCGAGGTCAGTTGTTTTTGCTTGACCCAAGATTAACTCAAGCCCCTTCACGTCATCTGTACTCAAATTAGCAGCTCCAGTAAATGGACCTTTATTTCCAACTTGATCTACTGGCCTAACCCAAAAATATCTTTTATCATTTATTCCTCCTTTATGAGTGATTTGAGATAATTGAGAAATTGCCGGACTATTTAATATATTAGTTGCATTTGTAATTCCACTTCCAGGGTCTTGAAGTTCTGGAGGTATAGGACCAACACTACTTAATTCTTGTCCAATTCTATTAAATCCTGTATTAGACGCCTGAGTTAAATTAACATTTAATGTACCAAAATGCAAATAATCATCTTCTGATTCCCAAATTTCATAATATTTAACATCGTCAGGAACAATATCTAATCTTCCTACGCTATAATTTGGCGCTGCCCAGTTAAGAAAATAGTTTTCAAATGCAGTATCTCCACTGAAATCTATAACAGGCCCAGGAACTAAATTTTTAAGAATATTTTCAGATATAGGACCAGCAGGAATACTTGGATCTTGACTACTATATCCCTTGGGATATATCTTAATAAGGTCTAAGGCTCCTTGATTATTTTCTAAATTATATACATCACCACTACCAAAAGCATCGAAAGGTAATATCTTGTAATAGTAGCCAGTAATTTCATCATTTATAGGAGGAGAATCAACAATAGTAGTTATATTTTGTCCAAAAGTAGAGTCTCCAGCTCCTAAATTTATTTTAACCAAGGGAGAATCTATTTCTTGCCCACCAACATTTATCTTACCGACTTTATCTATAGCGAATCCACGATCATCATATATGCTAAAATTAGGTTGAGTAGATCTATACAAATGAACTTTAGTGGTAGATTCTTGAGCTCCAAAAGCATAATTAAAATTAAATTTAACTTTAGTTACTTCGCTAAATGGATCTACATTAAAACCGTTAGCTAAAATACTAGGCTCATAATTTTGTCCGATAATCTTTTCTTTTTGAATTATTTCTCCATAATTATCCAATATCGCGACCTCTAAACCAACCGATCTTTTTCCGCTCTGAGGAATACCTATATGTTTAAATACTATATCATCATATTTAGTATCTCTTTCCCATATAGGCATCCAGTGAGAATTTATATAATTAATATCATCAACACCCCCAGCATCAGTTGTAGCAAAGATAGGTTGTCCGGTCGGATTATTTTGTAAAGCTTTATAAACAATATCTTCACTATATACAAGATCATTAGCATTATAATTCGCAAACTCATCAAAAAACGAAACTTGTAATTGAAATTTATCGGAAACTTCCGGAGTTTGCTCTTCCCAATTAGCAGAATCTATAGATGGGTCAATAGTAATAGGTGAAGCTATATCTGCTTTCGCTTTGAACACAGAATCCTTATAGTTTACCCCTTCAGTGGCGACTCTCCAGAAATCGCTTTCTATACTAGGAGTTATAGCATTACCAATAGATTGAGACCTTAAAGCTATATAAGCTTCTCCGCTATACAAAACAACAGAACCTCGCTCATATCTTATATCTTCTTCAAAAATTGAGATATTAGATTTGGGTGAAGTAATTATGTCGCCAGAGTTATATGAATCATATTCATTAAAAAATCCATTAGTATATTCTGGGCCAGAGTTTTGAGCTGATTTATAAACACTACCCCCATAACTTACTACATCCGAGTAAGGAGTAGAACTTCTATAAATATAATTCCTAGCAGAATCCCACTCAGAGTAAGAAGGTCTAATAAAAGGAGTTGATATACTATTTTGGGATTTTATTTCAAATAAACCTAAGTTAGTAGTTACATTTTTAGGTCCAGAATCAGGAGAGTAAATAGTCGAAGAGCTAAAATCATAAGCGTCAGAAGGAAATCCTCCGGCTTTATAAATTGCGTTATTTATTTCTCTGGTATATTCGTAATTATTAAATATTTTAGCGTTATGCAAACCTTCTACTTTTTCTTTGCCACCTTGATCATTTAATGCGGCGGATGAAGCTTCATCTCCAACGGTTATTCCAGATAAAAACAATTCGGTATCTGCATCAAATAAAGAACCGCTAATACCTAATAAAGATGGAACATCTGATTCAGTAAATATAAATTTTCTTTCAGATAAATCAACGGAATTCCCGTCATTATCAACTAAGTCCCAATCAAATATTAAATCACTATCTCTTTCTCTAAATCTTAAATTATTTATTCTAATCAAAGAAGTAAAATCCTGCAAAGGACCTTCTTCATGTAATCCTGTTGTTGTTAGATTATAATTTTTACCAGGACCAAAACTATCATTAGCTTCAAATCCATAATAATAAGAATAACCAAATACCTGCATCTGCTCATGATTGTTTTCAGTAGCAGTTTCCTCTATGTATTTAAAGTCAAAAGGTTCTTCTAATTGATTCCAATAATTAGAGTTTGCAGGACTATTAGATGAACTTGCTGTATGAGTAGCTCTTGCTTGGTAAACAAGTCCGTCAGAATGAAGAATAGTTTGATTTCTTTCGTATACCTTATTAGGAATATTTCTCCACGGACTCGCATTTTTTAAATTAGTATAATAGTAAAAATTATCATGAATACTATCACTAGAAAATAGATTTTTTTCTGATGGTATAGCAATCCCGCTTATTTTCACAAAGGAAAAATCGTTATCAACAGAAGACCAAGAAAAAGAAGTGCTAGAGCCCCTCATTGAATGAGAAAATGAATTTATAGTTGGCTCGTAATTTATTCCCGTAAGTATACCCGTGCAAGTCCTTCCAAAAGAATCGTAAGCTACAATTTCAAACGAATTAACTCTCTCCAAATCTAAATCGATAAAAGAAGCTGGATCTATATCTAATTCAAAATTTCTGTAAAAACTTAAAGCTTGCGCAGGCTCAGATGAATTAAGTTTTACCTGAAGAGCTTCAGAGTCATTTAATATTGAATTACCAACAACTATACCATTTACTCCTCTTTTGATTGTGACTTCAAAATGATCAAAAAAATCATCATTAAGCAATTCTGAACTTAAAGATGAACCTTCTTGAGCGTGACCTACAGGAGGAATTAATTCCCACTGAATTTTACTTTTTTTACCAAGAAATTCGGATTGAGTTACCAATAAATCTCCTTCTTCTTCTGGAGTTATTACATCAATAATATTATTCTGACTAGCAGGGGGAAGACCTGCGATACGTAAGTTATTAAAAGTAAATGTTCCATCGAAATTTGGCGGACTAATAGTAATCCTTTCTTGTATAAATTCAGAACGAATACCTATATTACTTATAGCATAAACCCTAACATCAAATACTCCATAATTACCTTTTAAAGGTATAGTTTTTCTAACAGTATTATTTGAAGATCCTCGATCATTATTTATTAAAGAACTTCCAACCCCAAGATTATATTGAAAAGAATAATTATCAGAAGTACCAACAACCTCATATGCTGCATCCAAGTCTTCAATGTCGAACTTTATTCCTAGAGTTGTTGTGGCCATTATATTAAATAGTTAAATCAGTTAACACTAAATTTTCCGGAGGTTCCGGTAAAGACATATCCGCTTGAGGCGGAATAGGTAGGGCAGGCATTTTAATTGATAAATTTTTATCCACAGAATCAAATTTTGAGTCATTATACTCCATACCATTTACTTCGAATTTTCTATCCTCAACTTCTTTTACAGAAAGAACTCTAAATAATTGAGACTCAAAAGATCTAAATAATCTATTTTGAATAGATTCTATATATTCTACACTTCCTTTATCGTTAATTGTTACATCAAAAATTGAATATGCATGACTAGAATCAATTAACTCAATTTCATCATTGCTAATAAAAATAATATTCCAAGTTTTATTAATTACATTATCATCTAAACTAGAAGAGCTTGAGTCAAAATCTCTTATAGTAATTTTATTGTTTTTAAAAAAATCTAAACCGTGCCCTGATTCAAATTTTATTCTTAAAGCGTCCATGTTAGTAACATCATTATTTAACGATGAAATTTTTTCCCAATCACTTATAACTGCTGAATGGTAAGCGGGATTTTTCTGCACATCTTGTAAAGTTAATTCCGCCTCTACCTCTGAGGGGGTTACTCCTAAAAATTGTTGAATCTGAGAACTGCCCATATTTGCTTTAGATGTAATCCAAAAACCTGAAGAAGCAGCATGTAAAATTGAAAAATCTCCTCCATCAGGAATGCTATAAATATCATTTTTTGAATAGTTATGGTTCTCTTGAAATACAAAAAACATTAACGGAGAAAAATTAGAACCTGTTTGTAAAAACTTCACATATATCCATTTTTGATCATTACTAGACCACCAGTATTGATTATATAAATTATTAGTAGTAGACACCCACCCAAATTCCGCAGACCAAAACCAAAAAAATTCATTGTCATCATTTCTTGCATAATTCATTGATCCGATATAAATCCATCCTAATGAAGTAGAAAATATAAAACCATTATCACTTGGTATATTAACAGTTCCAAACATTAAAGATTCATACCAATCACTTTCAATTTCTGAAGTAAAAATAAAATAGTTTTCTAAATCGCTTGGGTTATGAGTCGCTTGTTCTGTAATTTCTGATCCAAAAATTCCTTGTAAAGAGTATGATGCTCCAATTTCTACTTGATCAATATATCTTTTCGTAAAAGTTGAGCTTTCTACAGCAAAGTAATGAAGTCCACCTGTATTAGAAAACTGGTCTCGTCCACGGTCTGAGATATTTATATGATCGCCATTTAATGTCGAAGCTACTTGAAATGTATGTAATCCAGCATTAACAACAAAATAAGAAGAAGATCCAACTCTAAGTTTATCTAGACCAGCGGGTAATAATCCAGATGAAATGAATCTAACTCGATCTCCGTTTTCTAAATTATGATTGTATGCCTTAATAACATTTTTATTTAAATCAACAGAAAAAGGAATCTTAACTATTAGATTAGATAAAATTGTTTTTTGCCCTTGGGGGCCAAATTTATTAATATTTTCATTAACTCCTATGCTAGCCTGAAACTTTAAAGCTTGAGGAGTATTGTAACTTTCGATTTCAGCGTCTTGATCTTCGGAAGATTTATGAGAAGAAGCTCTTCCGTCTATGATTTTATCAGTTAGAAAAGGAAGTCCTACATTTACCGTAAACTCAACTTTACTTGTAGAAACAAAGTCTCTAGCAGATTTATCTATCAAAATATATGGAGCCCCGTCTTCAAATGAAGATATATCTAAAACCCTACCGCTCATATTTCTCCCAGCTCTATTTTCATCAGATACTTCGAAAATTGCACCAGGATACAAATAAGAACCTTCTTCAGAGGTGGTAAAGCTTATTTTTTCATTCTCTAATTGAGACGAGTACAAAACCCATCTAGCTAATCTTCTAGCTTGAGTTTCGGAAGTTATTCCTAAGCCCATTATTTCTTTTTCTTGATAGCCGTAAACTCTCATAGCTGAAGCGTCTTCTTCATATACCAAATCTGGCTTATAGTTTTTATTTTTATTATTAAACCTGACCAAACAAGAAGTGAATTTTTTATTTTTATCCATTCCGGCATATGAAAAGCCAGCCTCTCGGGATATATTTGAATTATTAAACAAAAGAATCGGATTCTTTTTGCTATCTTGTAGAGTTAAAATTTTACCAAAATCATATCCAATAATTCCTCTGAATACAGAAGCTAAATTATTCATAACTGTCAAAGCTTGACCTCGTTCATGTATATACGTACTACATGTAAATCGCGGCTCTACAACAGGGTAGCTTTTTTGTAGGCAGGCAGCGCCCAACGTTCTTCTTCCTCCATTTATTGAAAAAGTCGAAGGTACTTCTTCTAGCGATGGGCCAAATACAGTAACACTTCTTTTTGCTGGATTAGATTCTTTTAAAACTCTTTCTTCGATAACTATTTCGCCTCTACGAACACACGAATTCTTTCTTACTAACTGCCTGGCATTATTTTGCTGCATGGTTGATTCTGAAAAATTATGTTGATACATAAAAATAGCTACTTTAAGACCTCGAAATTCAACACCTTCACCAAAATCTTTCCTAAATTCGCCTTCAGAATAAGAGGTGTACTCAATATCAGTACCATTAGAGTCATAAAAACCGTTTTGATGAAAGCTAATTTCAAAGCTTCCCTCTTCTCCGTCTCCTTCTTGATTAGATATATTGTTATTTGTAGCACACGACCGAGGGGAAAAAGTTAATGTTTCGGGAGGGTGTCTAGTTTCAACCAGTTCGTCACAATATTTTGCGGCTTTATATAATTGCCATTTATCTATATTATATTCCTCTAAACCATATTTTCCCAATCCATATCTAGGATTCTGCACTAAATCATAAAATATCCAAGCAGGATTATCTGTCCAATATCTAAATTCGTCAGAAATATTATTAACAGAACTACCATCAATAGTTTGACCTTTAAAAAATCCATTCCAAGGACCTTTATATTTTCTAGATATAGGATCGTAGTTCGAAGGAATTAATACTTTTTTTAATTTTAAATGATATGATCTATCAGGCACTTTACTAAAATTTTTAGCATCAAATTTTATTTTACATAAAGCAGTATGGGGATAATTAAATTTAATACCAGATCTTTCTTGAACATCTACAAGCTGCAAAAGTCTTTGTTTATTTATTCCTCCTGCCGAATCTACGTGGCTTTTATTATCATCATAAGCCTGGGCTGTATCATGAGTTACTCCTGATTTTTCCCCGGGATCGTACTCCGAGCTTAATTTGACAGCAGTTATAATTGTAGATCCCTGCATCTGATTATAATTTTCTTCTGGATTAAATTCTATTTCAATATCAAATTTGTAAGGAGCTGTAGCAATACCTTCTATTATAAAATAACTAGAGTCTGAGACATTTATTCCTATATTAGAAGAGTCTTTACTTAACTTCTTTAATTCTTCGTTTCGCACCGCTCGTACCGCTGGTGACGACAATCCGCTCAGAGCTGCAACCTGCTCATTAGTCAATTTTGTTAGAAGTTTACCCCACGGCCCGCTCGATAAGGAGGATTCTCTTGTTATGTCGACTAAGCCATCAACCTCGTCAGTATTTTTCCATTTTAAATAAATATCTAATTCTTGATTAGTCACCAGAACGCCGTTGCTATACGCAATGCCCGCTCTAATTTGACCTTCGGGTGTATTAATTCGGCTCGACTTAGTGAAACCTTTTCCTGAAGAAATTCCCCACTTACTCGATTTTTTACCAAAATTTCTTATATAATTAGCAACCTTCACATAAGTATTTTTTTCTGCTGCAAATTCCGAAGCCCTTTTCGAGGCTTCTATTTGTTCAATTTCCCGTATCTTTCTTAACTCTGCATAATCCATTTCAATAACCTCTTCGCCCTTGATGATAAATTTTAATCTTCTAACTCCGGATGAAAGATCTAATATATTAATCGGTTTTCCTTTTTTAGATATATAAACGGAAAATCTACAAGAATTCTTAATAGTATTACCTTGATCGTCGTTTTGAGAAAGTTGTACGGCGAAAGTTACTATGCATTTATCTACAAATTGATTCCTTATGGCGTGAGTAAATTTTTTAGCTCCATTATTGACAGCGTCTTGAGCGAAATCATATTCTGATTTTGCATCACCATTAGCATATGGACTCGGGCCATAAAGAAGTGTCTCGTATTCTGAAACGTATGACACTTCATCGCTTAATACTTTGTATTCATAATCAGCACCGTAAGATATTTCTGGCATTTCTTCTTCTTCATTAAGAACGAAATTAAAGCTACCTTCCTCAAGGGAGCTTGTAGTAATTGTTTTTCTTCCAAATCCCCCCCTTTTTTTTCTTGTAGATGTAACAAAAGCTGATGGATTTTTTACAGGCACTCCATTAAGAAAAATTCCTTCGCGAATATCATTTCCATTTATAGCTCCTCCAGCTTGATTTACAAACCCTTCAATAGGGCCTTCACACAATAAATCTATATATTCTATATTAGTATAAGACTCTAAAACTAAATCGCTTGAAGTATTTTGCGTTAGAAAATGATTACTTTTCTTCGCATCTATTACAGTAGATCCAACCATCATTCTTCCATACCCTAAAGGGACAGGAACGCCCTGAGAGGTCTTATTTTGAGATCCCGACAATAAAAACGATTTAGTTGAAACTTGCTCGCCAGGTTTTGGAGGTTCAGGAGGTTTAAATAAAGCTTGCATAACAAAACTTATCGCAACACTTATTGCGACAGCTTTAATAAAGCCTACCAGAGTAAAACCTTTTATTGCGGTTACGATCGTAGTTATAACCCCGCCGCCTTGAATCGCGCAAATAAAATGAACTTCATTGTTTTTATAATTCATACCAAAGCTCTCGGGAGAGATAACATCTTCAATAGGAACACTATTTTTATTTTCGGATTTGCGTTTAGAAAGCATTACATATTCTGTACCCTCCCTACTTAATTTTAGCAAATGTTCAAAGAAACCGTCTAAATTACATTCTAATGCCCACATTATTTCAGGAATTGTTATTGCGTCAACTTTTAATTTGCGCACAAACTTCTTACCTAAATCTCCATGTAAATAAACCGTTTTCATCCTTATACCTTTAGCTTATTACACTAATTATTTAAAAAATAAAAACTATCATCAATAAGCCCATAAATTAAAAAAGGAACGCTAATTTGCTTCTGAAAAATAATATCAGTTTTCGAGGGTTTGCATGTTCCTATCACATGAGAATGATAAATGCATGAGACATCTTTTTCAATTAATAATACTGGATTTAGTAAAAAATGATACTTAGGATTATTACTTAAATTTTTGCAAGAATACACTTCTCCATCTTCTATAAAACCACAAACTTCCTCGTTTGGATTTTTTAAAGCATATTTTTTTATTTTTTCCTTTGCTTCATCTGAAATTATCATCCTTCAACTGGAAACTTTTCCGTGCCAGGAAATCCCCCAAACGGCAAAGAATCTATATTTGATTTATTATATTCTCCCAATAATTCTTTATCAAACCTAAGAGCGCAAGCGTCTAAAGTTTTTGAGCACTCATCCTTCAGCCAGTAATCTTTATCAACAAAAGGGTGGTGTTCTTTTGCAATCTCATGACTCTGAACACAAACAAATACGCTTGGGGTTATTCTATAAGGATTATCACTTCCTTTTCCTACGATTTTAACTATGTCCCCCAATGAATAACCTTTTATATTTCCTGCGTTTCCATTTTTGCCATATCGATTCCACTCGGAAATTTCATTAAAAGTTAAATTACTATCAATGCTTCCCCCAGCTCCTGCTTTATTTTTGTTTTTAGCGAAACCATGAATCAAAGATGTTCCTTCCGAAGTTTCAATAGGTAAACCTTTATAACCACAGCCTATACTACATCTATATTTCCAAGTGCAATAAGAAGATAAAACCGTCCTTGCAGGTACGTACGCATCTTGAAGCTCTAAGGCTGAGACTAACTCAAATTCAATTACGCTATTAGCTTCCATTACTTTTTTGTTTATAAAAAACACATCGTCAGGAAAATGGGCGTCAGGATCAGGAGTACCAAACGAGTTGTCTCCAGAATCATTTGAATTTCTATTAAGATAATTTTTTTCATCTAGAAATCTAGCATAGGTTCTTTTCCTTGTAATCTTGCAATTAGCAAAATCTTTATTGCTTTTAAATATAATAGACAAAACACCTTCTGGATTAGCGATTTTAAGCTTAGGCCTAGGAAGCTTACCGTCTCCTGTTTTTTCGAAACCCTCTGCTTCTATAGGCATGGGTTGATATGCATTACCTTGCCAATAAATTGGATTAGAGCCGTTAATCATACCGCAGAACCTATATATAGAACTGTCCCCAAAATTGACGTTTGCTATATCATTAAGGTAAGCAATATTTTCCTGCATAATACTAAAATCTATCTCATATAGCTCTATAAGAGCATCAGGAGCTATAGAAAGCATTTGCTTTGATAGATTTGATGTTGATTTACTCATTTACTTCTATATATATTTGAATTTGACCTTTTTGTGGACTTAGAAATGTATCACTGTTTATTATAATATTTTGAGAAAAATATCTATTTTGTTTAGATAAAACAACCTTATTCGTTTCATAATCACTAGCCGAATGAACTTGATGATAATAATAATTAAATAAGTCAGCGTGGTACTTCACATAAGCTTCGTAATCATTTGATCCATTTACTTTAGGCATAAATCTACCTTCGCCACTTCCATAGCTTTGCCAATGACTCGCCCCCCATGAAGCCATGGAAGTTGAGCTTGATTTCAAAGTTCTTACTAAAATTTCATCATTATTTTGATCCACAAGGAAATCTTCTATATCTAAACTTGAAGGAAGGTAAACTACATAAAGATAACCTCCTTGGCCAGGCTTTAACTTATTTGTTTTTCTAATAGAAGTAAATATAGAAGATATAAAGTAACTAGATTCAGAATAGTTGGTGGATTGCCCAGCAGTAATTCTCTTTATATCTCCATTATTTCTTTGAAAATATTCATTCAATTCAACTCCATCTGCATCAACTTCTGTAAAATATTCGCCACCCTCAATCCCATTATCATAACCCTCTAACCTTATTGTTTTACCGTTAAGGCCAAAAGGTAGGTTATGTGGAAAGGAAGCGTCGTATGAAGGAATTGGATATGTGTAATCTTCTTTAGATAATTCTTCTTCAACTATAATAGCCGGATTATTTGGCGCATTTCCTAAAATAGAAAAATTAACATCATTTGAATTTGTATCTAGCGATATTGAACTTATATTTACGGTTTCTCCTCCAACATTCTCTAAAAACATTTTTTTCCTTAAAACTTTATTTGGGTTTATATTATCGTCGCCTAATTTAGATGCAAAAATCAAAGGGTTAGTAAAGTGTAATTCACCCGGCCCAACAATTGGCTGTGTTGAAAAATTAGTTAATGTTTGCGCTTCAAAATTAAATGGATATTGCTCGAAAACTGCGGTTATATCATGATTATTTTTATATTTATAAGTATGATTCCAGGATTGGCATACAAAATTTTGCGGAGCTTCATATGGAGCTGGGGGAGAAAATAAAAATGGAATATAACCTAAATGACTTTCTAAAAAATGAAGTATAGCATAAGCCTCTTCGTCGCTTCTATTATTAAATTTTAAATTTAATTTTAGTAAACTTTCATTGATTCCATCGTTATAGATTTGACTATACTTAGAACTTAAAGAAACTGTATTTAATCTAGGTTTTTGATTAACATTTAAACCTATAGAAGGTAGCCAAAAGAATTCTCTAGTCCAATACTCTTTATTAATATCAGCATATTCACCGCTAGCCCTAGTCCATTCAGAATTTTTTATTACCGGATCCTTGCCGGCGACGCCTGTTTGATTATACCAATAATAATATTGATTATTTATTTCTGAATATGCAATATCATTTCTTTGATAAGTTTCACTACTATCATAGCTAGGAGCTCTTTTAGTGAACAATGATTCTCCTTTGTTTAGAATAGAAGTATTTAAATTAGTTAAGTTAAGATTTATATCATTACTGTCTTCAAAATTCAATGAATGATTAAAATTTGCGCAATAAAATGTTTTAGATTGATTACTTAAAGAATCATAAGGATGAAACGTTGAATTTCCATCCCACCTAAATCCAGAAATTCCTTGAGAATATTTTAAATAACTTATATTTTTATCTTTTTCTAATTGACCAAGATGATTTTCTACAAAATGAATAATTGCATTAGCCTCTTTATTAGTTCTATTTGCAAATTTTAAATTAGCTTGAAATTTCAAGGAGTTAGTTGAAACCGGAAACAATTTATAATAACCATTTCCATAATCCATTCTTCTATTTTTTGCTTCAAACTGAATATTAGATCCGTAATCCGCATCGAAGAAAAACCTATCGGTAACCCAACTATCACTACCATTAGGGTCTTCATTTATTGCGGTTAAAATAATTTCATGAGAACCAGCTTCTTCAAGAGAATTAATAGCTATCTGATCAGTTACTCCCTGGATCTGAATTCTATCAAATTTACCATCTCCAACTCTATTTTCCGAGTCTAGATCCGGATTATCTTTAGGGGTTCTGCTTTGAGAACTGTTTTTTTGTAAATTATGTTTTTTATCTATTACATAATAAGATTCATTATTATAATTATAAAATCCTCCTTTATATAAATTAGTATCACTTGGTTTATATATGTATACCCAACCATCCGGCCCAAGAGTATCAATCATAGAATCTTGTTGAAAATCATTTTTACCCAATGTATATATCACACCTCTTCGTCTTCGCGTAGAACTGTTTGTAGGTAATGAAGTATATTCTGCTGAAGTAATTGTTAGATTTTGCCAAGAGTCAATAAAATCTTGTTGATCTTCTCTCAGGTTATTTCCATTTTTATCCACCAGCAAAACACCTATTAAATCTTGCGTACTATGCAAATTACTTGAAGCGGAAATAGAATGATTGTGAGAAGCTTCAATATAAACGAATCCATTTTGAGCAGATTTATCATTTCCAAGAGCTAATTTATCAGCATAAATCCAAACGCCTTGTCCAGCCCTCAAAGAAGAGTCTCCTCTAATATTATCTGCAGGTTTCCAAAACCAAAAACTTTGAGTATATTGTCCATTTTCCTTTTCAGGGGAAATATATATCCAACCCCAAAACAAATGAAAGATCCACGAACTACTTGAAGAAGGGACATAAAACTCAGTTTCATCTATAGCAATATCAGAATTCTCTTTATTAGCAACCACAAACCAATCAGAACTATACCACCCATCTACAGATAGATCTATAGAAGAACCTCCTAAAGAACCTGCTATAGTTCCATCTGAATCATAATCTAAAGAAGAAACATAATTTTTCTTAATATCTATAACATTATACAAACCCGAAGCGTTTTGAATGCATCCTTCTAAATTTATAGTTTGACCGACTTTTAAAGTATTACCTAAGCCATCTGTCTCACTATGATCATCAAGTATATAATGAGATTCTCTTCCGTTTACAGTAGGGCCGTCAGGGTCCAAGGTAAACCTATGGGATCCAGATAAAATAGCTCCACCGCCATAAGACATATCTTCGGTGGCGTAATAAAATAACCCATCGCCAGTATTATATACAAAATCAAATTTTTCATAAGAAGCTCCGGCTTGAAATATTCCCGAATAATTAGAGGTATGAGTTACTCTTTCATGAGAATACTTCGCATTTGAACTTTGATTATATGATTCAGGAAAAGGTAGTGTCATTTGATTACCTCCTTAATAGTCATAGATCCTTTTGCATAACTACCTTCTGAAACTTCTAGTGATTGAGTATGTATTTTACCTGATGTTGAAAATTTAGCAACCTGTTGTCCTGTTAGTCCGTACAAGTAAGCGGTGACTGTCGAATCTTTTAAGCCAAAAGGGCTTGAAGCATTTTGTTGATCTCCGTAAGGATTAAGATTAGGAATAAGTTCGTTAGATTCAATATTCATTTCGCTAGTGATATTTTCTGCGGTGATTCTGTATGGAGTTGCTCCTTCCGGTCTTGTGTTTACAGAAGTATGTTCGTTATCGCGAATATGGCTATGAACTTTTCTTGTCACATTTATATTATATTTTAGATTACTAATCTCAAATTTTCTACCCATCGCACTTTCTGCATCAGCCCCACTTATCTTAACATTACCAAACGATTGTAATCCATGAGCGAAATCCACAACAGGCTGAGCGAATCTATCTATAGCTTCTCTATATCTTTTAATAGTGCTGTATATATCATAAACCGCAGTAGCAATTAAATTCTTGAAAGGCGATAAAGTAAAACTAAAGCTTTTAAGAAACATTCCATCAAATTTATATCTCCCGACAATATTATCGTTAATTGGTGCATCAGACATACCAGCTTTTATTTCAAACATTCTTTCTATTGAGTTAGGATTATTATTCACTAAGAAAGTTTCAGCAGATATATAAAAATTTATTTCTAATTGCCCTTGAAGCATTCCAATGGGAGAAAATTCAATAAATTGAGTTGGCGCTCCGCATATACTAAGATTTGTTCTACCGTAAACTTTTTCTTCAGTAAGTTTTGGAGAAATAGATAAATTTGCAGCATTTACCATAATATTCTTGCCTCCAATTTGAATACGGCTATTTTCAAATCTCAAAAACGAATTGCTCATGATACTGGATTATGTAAAGTGTCATAACCTTTATAAGTTAAAGAAATAGACATTTCTCCTTCAATCGAAGAGTTGATTGATTCTCCTATCAACCGAACGTTATGACCTGTATACGCATTAATCATTTCCTTGGTTTGTCCATCTCGAATTTCTATTGAAACTGTACTTTTTGGCGCAGATTGAATTCTATCTTTTATTTCTCTAATTTCATATTCATTAGCGATCATAGTAAAATTTATATCTGTTTCAATTGGGTATTGAGTGTCAACCTGAACAGGCTGAAGGTTAGGTACTGAAGGTTTTGAGCCAGCGACCCAGTCTGCTTCTGTGCCTCTAGGCAAAGCATAAACAGGGGTTAAATTTAAAGTTCTTGTAAACGAAAAATCGCTAATAGCGTCGATGCTAAAATCACTGACATTTACTGTCATACTTGCTTGATCTGTAAATCTAATAGGTGGGTGAGTCTTATATATAATCGCAGAATAGTCAGAATCTTTACTAAACGCATTTTGCCCTAAATATAACACCGATCCATCCTCAGAAAGAATAGATGTATCTTGAAGTTCGGAAAATTTTTGATAACCCACCTTTAGAGAAGAGTCGTTCCAAGAATTATTTAAATTATTTTCTGCAAGAATATTTCTACCACCAGCAAACAAATTAAATTTATGTGTTGTGCCATCACGTTTTACGCCGTACCAATTAGCGTCCGTAGTGTTATAGTATATGATACCATAATCATTATCAGGATCAGGGAAAAAAGCAATCCACCCATTTGGTCCAGTTAAAGATGTATTATTTGTATTTAAATACGCCATTCCATGAGGGGTTGCATTATCAGAAAAATGCAAAAACATAACTGATTCATTTCCATTAGAATCTTTTATTATCTTCGACAACCAAACAGCCTTAATAGGCTGATTTGTAGTAGATAAATTAACAAAACCTAACTTATCCATATAGAACCAACCTTGAGTAACCTCATCGATTTCACCTCCCTGAATATAATTTAAATCGGCATCAATAAATGCATCAGAAGAAGAATTTATTTTGCTCCTAATAAACCATTCTGATTCATACCAATCACCAAATTTATGAGTTAAATCTAAAGCGTCCTTAAGATATATAGAATGTGTATCAGAATAACTCGGTTCTTCAGATGTGATATTAACATTAAAAAAATCAGAAAAATTAAGATCTTGATAAGCATAAAAAACATAACCAGTAAAAGGATGATGCTCAAAATTTTCATTAACAAAATATTCAAATCCCGGAAAAACATTTTTGCCCAATTCTCCATATACTGTAAAATCAGTTTGTATCTCAGGTAACTGACCAACAGTACAAGACACCGAATATCTATTCAATCTTGCCTGATTAAAACCAAAGCCCTTGGTGCTATTATTATATAAGATAGCTCCACTAATTTCGTCTTCATCAAATTTATACTTTCCTATAGAGTCTGTTTCTAGCATTGGATCTGCACTGACCATTGTTCTATTTATAGAAAAGTTTCCTTGTAAAGGAGAATCAATTAAAGCATCAATAAAACCAACACCAGCTACTCTAACAGGTTTCTCTGCTATACCGTAACTACCGTCAACAGACTGAACGCCAGATAATGCGTATCCATTAAGAACAATAGTTTGTTCATAGTTAGAATAACTACTGCTCATTTAGTTAATAAGCCCCCAGGCCTTTGCTCTTCAACGATGATGCTTAAGACCTGTTGCTTCACTTTTTCGGACAACAACTTCATTCTTTCGCCTTCGCCTTCAGAATCAGATTTAGAATCTTCACTTTTTTCTTCGGAGCCTGTATTTGTATTTATAGAAATATTAATATTATTAGTATTACCCTCAGAAGAGGAGGCTTCCTTACTTTCTGAAATTGGAGAAGTTTCTCCACCATCATAAAATTTTCCTGCGTTTATTTTATCTAACATCGGTTTGCCGAGCTGTCGAGCGCTACTTGCTTTAATAACGTATTCTCCTTCGCTAAGCATTGCTGGAATTTGGTCGATACCAGATTTGCCAGAGATGTGTCCTCCGCTGGCGTATTTTTTTATGGGTCCTCCTTGATACGCAAAAGCCATTCCTTCTCCTGCAAAACCTGGCGCTGTATTTATATCTCCTTGCCAACTATTACTTGCTGAACCCGGAGACCCGAACCCCCCTCCAAAATTTATATTATTCAATACGGAACTGAATCCCGCACTTAATGCAGTTGATAAAATTGATTGTCTAAAAGCTTTCTTTTTTGCTTTTTTTGCGGCAGCTTCCTGAGCTCGCCTTCTGTCTTCTGCTAAAAGACCTTGCATTTCATCGACATCAGCTTGAAGCCCAACGCTTTGAGCCTGCCCGCTATAGAAAAAGCCCGACATTTTTCTGTATTGATGAGCTCGACTACTTAATCTTTCTCTAGCTCCTGCAGCTCTAGCAGAGCCAGGAACCCCTCCTCCTTCAGCAAACTTAAGCACACTACCTCCATTATATTTGCCTTGTGTTGAACCAAACCCACTAAAAATAGAGCCGAGCATTTTAAATGGAGCAGATATAACACTAAATAATCCACCAAATAAATTATCAAAAAATCCCGGTTGTACTGCGCTTTTATTTATATCTTTTCCAGATTTAAGGGCAGCTAATACATCTCCATGAGGAGCTTTTCCTGCAAAATTTCCTCCAGGACTTTTAATTCCCGGGATTTTTTTCATATCTTTTTTAAAGCTAGCCATTTTTTTGACGTCCACACTTGGCTGAGACGGAGCCTTTGGACCAGAACCAAAAAACGAAGCTAAATCTTGTTTTTTAGTTATTGCAGAAGATGCGCGGGCTTTTTCATATTCTTGCTGATACAATCGCATATTCTTTTCGTTATTAAAGAATTTGCGCATTCTTTGTCTCATTGATGGTCTTGAAATTTTACTATATTCTGGTTGTGGAGCAAAAGCGTCAGCAAGACCCATAGTTCCACCTGCTGGTTGTCCGAAAGCTTCGGCGAGACCCATGGTTCCTCCTCCGCTAGAAAAATTTGGAGTTTTGCCTCTAGCATTTAAACTATGCATAAAGTTTGAGCCGTATTTATTTACAGCTCTTCTACTCATTACATATTCTCCATTGGTCACCATTGCAGGAACACCACCGCCTTTAGAGTATTTTCTTACATTACCTCCTTGTGATAATGATAATCCCATTGCTCCGACGACTTGATTTGCAGCACTTTGAAGAAAAGCATTTCTTAAAGCCGATAAAAATCCCATAGCCACTCCTTGAAGTGCATCTCCTAAATCTTTACTTTTATCTAAAGCTGCATCCATGGCGGTCACAAGTCCATCACGAAAATGGGTTGCGGTCACCGTTCCTAGTTGATAATTCAACTCCTTTGTTTGCTCTTGCATTTTTTTAGCTTCTTGCTTAAATCCATAACTAAAAGCTCCTTCTCCAGTTCTTTTCGCGTACTCTTCTTCTTTGGCTTTAAGTATTCCTCTTTGAAGCTCCAGCTCTCTTTCCTTGAACTTTAGCTGTTTTTCTATTTCTACAGAGCCATTTGCAGTTTCTTTGTTTATTTGTTTTGCAGAGTCTTCAATCTTCTCAAACACTTCTGCGTTTGCTTTTAATTTTTGATTAACATCATCTAGTTGTTTTCTTAGCTTGGCGCCAGTTTCTTCCGCTTTTTCAATTTTGTCTTGATACGCTGATGCATCTTCGCCTTTTTCGAAAGCTTTTATTATCTCGCCCCTTATGTCTTGCGCTTCTTTTTCATTGTCACTCAAACTCGTTTTTATACCTGTTTCCTCTCGAAGCAATTTCTCTTTATCATCACTGGCCTTCTTTTTCTCTATATCCAAAGCTGACTTATATATCTTTTGCATATTTCCTGCAGAAGAATCTTTTAATATTGCTTTCTGTTGATCTTCATTTAAAGGTATTCCCATCTTATTGGATAAAGAAGTTATCTGAGACATAATATTTGTATCGTATTTAGACTCAATATTTGCAGATTCGTACTTTTCAAATTGACCTCGATTAAAAGCAAGAGTTTCTTCTTGAGTTCGATAGCCTCCAGCAGAAAATCTAGCGCTATCTAATTGTTTTTCAAAGCCTCGCATTGATCTTTCAAAATCTGCAGAAGAATTAAATTCTTTCATTCTGTCATTCATATCCTTAAGCATTTCGTTTCTTTCTGCTAGGATAGTATTTATATTCAATTGTATTGCCGCTTCAGATTGAGCCATATTTTGTTTTTGATTAGCAAGGGCCAATTGGTTCCTAGATTTCTTCTCCTCTACATCTAAAAGCTCTAGAATCATTGATCTAAGGCTATGTTCATCCTTAGCGATATCCTTTAATTTACTTCTTAATTCAGTCAGCGATGTTCCAGACAATCTGCTTTCTATTTCTTTTGGGGTCATTTCTTGGCCTTGCTCAGAGTCAAGAAGAACTCTTTGAAGTTCAGTGCTTTTTGATATTTTTTGTATTAAGGCCATTTTTTGTTGATCCTTAATAGTTTGTTCGGCAATATCGTAGGCTCTAGCAGCTTTGTAGACGCTCATATTATATTTTTCTTGAGCCTTTTGCTGTTCAGACATAACCTTTCCAAAAAGTTTTTCGTATTGACCCATTAAAAGAATATTATTCTGATATTTTAAATTAATAGTATGTATATTTTTTGCAGATTTAGCTTCAGCATCTAATACAACTTTCTGCATTTGTAGCTGTCTTATTACTCCTGCCCTAACTTCTTCATTAGCATCTTTGATTTCCCTAAAAGATTCAACCATTTTATTGTATGCTGCAATTAAATCTTTAGAATTTTTTAACTTACCTATCTCTTTTAAATACTCTTCCCCAGTAAATTGTTTCGTTTCAGCCTGCTTACCACTGTTTCGCTGTTTTTCCGTCAAAACCTCTTGGGCAGAAAATTTAAAATCTTTAGGTAAACCACCTAAAGCTTCTTGAAAAAGGTCTTGTATTTTGCCACCAGCTTCTTGCGTCTTATCTTTAGCCTTTTGCTCTTCTTTATAGTTCTTTCGAACGGAAATTTGCGGCCGACCAGTCCAATTAATCCCTGAAGTTGGGCCACCTGTAAAAACGTCTTTCGTTACTTCAAGGCTTTTTGCTCTAGCTGTAGTTATTTCATCTTGAATCGCCTTGATTTCAGGAACGCTTTGGGTAAATAGATTTTGAATTTTTTGGTTATCTGCAAAAGAAGCGGCGAGACTAGAGCCCACGTTTTTTGCATATTCTAAATTAGCTTTTTCGGCTGCTTTTGTAGCTTCCTTAGCGTCATTGAACCCTCCCACAAGGCCCATTAAAGCTCCGCCTGCAGCGCCAATTGCAGTACCTAAAGGTCCAAACATCATGCCAAAAGACGCACCCATGCCCGCTCCTTCAGCCATTCCTCCCATAGCTGACCTAGTCTTACTAGTCGGGTCGTCTCCTCTCAGAAATCCTGCAGCCATAGGAAGACCCATCATTAAACCCATTTGCCCACCTGTACTACCAAAAGCTTTACCCGTTTTAGAATTTTCAAATTTTTTATTTAATGAAGATAATGAGCCTTTTCCTGCTTGATAGGAAGAAGAAACTGCTGCGGAGGCTCTACTTAAAGCGCTAGTATATTTTTGGCTTTGTTTAACAATTCTTTTAGAAACGGCACCTTGATCTACGGTAGACCTAGTTAACATCTTAACCTTGCCTTCGTAATTTTTTCTAGTAATCGTACCCGATGCGAGTTGCTGATTTAAGTTATCCAGAAGCCTATTAGCTTTATTTAAATATTTTTTATTTTGGGCCCAAGACCCTTTATTAAAATCGCTTAATTCAAATTGAGCATAATTTGGAACATACCCTTTTGCTCCAAATACATCTTTTAATCCGTTTGGTTCGTCTTTTGTATTAGTTACTCCAAGACCGATTGGATTACCTTTATTCATTAGAGCTGGATGTGTCCCTACTCTGATTTGAGAAACAGGAACTCCTGCATCTCGTTCTCTTCCTATTGCATCAGATAATGGGTTTGCAAAATTAGGAATATAACCTTGCGCAAACAAACCTCTTTTTTGCGTTCTTGGATCAACTCCTGGTCTTTTGCCAAAAGCAAATGCTAGTGCAGGATCAGTACTTTTACCTCCAGAGCGAAAAAGCTTTTCTTTGAGTATTTTATCGGCCATGTTCTGAGCATTACTTGTAGAATCTTGAGCTTTGTAATCAGCCAGATTAGTTTTAGACCAGGTTCCTCCAAATAATAATTCTAGATTCTCTTTTTGCTCTTTAGTAGGATTCCTTAAATCAAAATCTCCACCTATACCCTGAGCAACACCTTCTATGCCACCAGATTGCCCCTTTACTTGTTTTATTTTTGTACTTATAGCAGCTTCAAATAATGCTCCCACAACAGAAGTTAGAGCTCCAGCTGCCCCACTAGAGCCATCATTTAATGAATCTTTTATAGATTTTAAGCTAGCCGTCCCCGTCCCAATTCTAAAAGAGTCGGCAAGCATTTTACCTTGTCTAACCGCAGTTTTTTCAACAGATTCATAAAGCTGTTCGACTAAATTTTTTTTCTTATTTTCTGCTCTTGTAGAAGCATTTTGTAAGACGCCATATTTTTTAAATCTTACTTTTGGTAATTTAGCTTTAGGCACTCCATATATAGAGGTTGCTGGTTTCTCTAAAACAGTTCTAGAACCAGTTTCGGGAGTTAGCATATGCGCGTAATTAATAGCGTTAAATATTTGCCCCTGAGGATTGACTCCTGCTCCGCCTCGATTAAAATTAGGAACAAATCCTTTAGCTGCATATGGATCAAATCCATGCATACCTACAAAAGCTTGTTGATAATTTTCGCCTGCCTTACTAGACAAAGGAGGCATTATTGCTGGTTGATTTAATCCTGAAAATGTTTTTACTTTTTCTGCGCTATTATAAATCACAGATCCTTCGCCAGGCATATTCATTGATCGAATACTTCCCGCAGCATATCCACCACGAGCGGCTTGCTCTCTTTCTGGATTTGCGAAATTCGGTATATGACCGTAAGCACGGCCTCTGCGAGGTGTTAGGTTTGCTCCGAAGCCTTTCGAGTATAATGTAGCCGCACTGCTTTTAGCGACAGAGTCGAGCATTTTTGCTTCAGCTAATTGAGCTCTTAAAAGTCCAAGAATTATTTTTTCTTTTTCTGTTCGAGAAATGTCCGTGCGCAACATTTCTTTGCTTAATTCAGAACTTCTTCCAAACAGTCCTACAAGAGATGTTTGAATTGCTTTTTGTTTCTGAGCTTCGCTAGTTACTCCAATTAATGAAGTTAAACTTTCTTTAGCGAAGCTTGCCGCTTTTAAGAATAACTTTCCAAATACAGCAGTGATAACAACTAAACCCGGACCGCTAATTACATTGCCTAAGCCCCTTAGGAATCCATTTGCAAATTTACTTCCAGTTCCCTCTCCATCCCCTAAAAGTCCAGACAAACCTTCTGCTCCACTTTTAACTATATTTAAAACTTTTTCAATTCCGGGAGCAAGCATTATCTCTCCGATTTGAGCAGATACCTGTTTAATTGCCAACCCAGTTTCGGTTGCCATTGCGGCCATGGTATTCCTTAATTGTTCATTTTTCTCTATAGCTTCGTTTGTTGCTCCTGCAGAAATTTGAGTAGCGTTTGCAAGAATACCATTTTGTTTAGCGGCATCACCAAGAACAGCTTTTAAAACGTTGATTTGAAAAACGCCACCGACTGTCTGAGCTATTTGCGCTTTTTGGGCTTCGGATAATGAATCAAAAGTGTTTGCGAGATCAGTTAATATTTTCTTTGCTCCAAGAGTCTTACCTTCGATATCTCTAACAGCAATTCCTAAATTCTCTAGTTGATTTAAAGTATCAGTTCTTCCGATACGAGTAAAAATAGTTTTAAAGGAGTTACCAATAACCTTACCGCCTCGAGCTGTTTGTTGCTGAGCGGCAGTGACTAAGCCAATTAACTCATCAATATTGACTCCAGCTCCTTTAGCTGCTGCACCAGTTCTAGATATGGCGTCAGCAAAATCTTCTGCGCTAACCGCAAACTTAACATCAACTGCGGCGAATTTACTTACTAATTGAGTAGTATCCTTGATTTGATTACCATAGGTATTCATTGCGGCAGTTAATGACTTCACTGCCTCCGCAGAATCCATACCTGTTAATCGAGTAAGAATAAGAGCATCTTTTGTTCTTTTTAAAGACTCTTCTACATTAAGTCCTTGACGAGCATACTCTGTCGCAGCGTCAGCTGCAACCTTAAATGCTGCACCAGTTTCTTTAGCTACTTTAAATAAACCATCACTAAACGCTTCAAGCTTTTGAGTGCTCAGACCCATAACAACATTAATATCCGCCAAAGATTTTTCAACTTCAACCATATTGCGAACCATTCCTTTAAATGCGTCCGCCATACCGTTGATTATTGCCATCGAAGCGCCGAAAGCTATAATACGAGCATTCGCGGCTTCCATAGACTTACTGAATTCATCAGCAGCCCGCTTCATATTACCTAAAGGTTGGGTCGCGCCCTTATCGTCAACACTTATTCTAATAGGTTGACGCCGAATTCTGTTTACAGCAGACTGAACCGCTGCCTCAAGAGGTTGTGTATTACCGTGTACGTCAAGATTTATAGCCATATTACCTTATTCCTTAGTTCAGGTAATTATACACTAAATATTATTCTACTCCATGCAATTTCATTAAATCTTGCATATTTAAAGTTCCGCCTTTTTTCTTCGCTTCGTCATGCAGACTAACTCCGCCTTTAGGTTTTTCAATACCAAGATACTCATAATCTTCATCTTTAGCTCCAACAAGCGTTCCTGCGGCGCCTTGAGAGAGTTTATCTTTTGCCTTGTCTCTTTCTTCTTTCGAACTGCTGCCAAACTCTAACAATTTAGCAGGATCTTTTCTTATGCTTTCTGGTATATTTTCATTACTATCAAATATATTTTTAAATACTCTAGTATAAACAATTAATCTTATTTGATTATATGTCAATGCACAAAATGGTTTTCCATAAAACTGCATACTATCTTCTGCAAAACTTAAATATGGATTATAAAATTCTTCTAATATAGTATATTGTATATTTTCTTCAGTGAAACCCTCAAATATTTGATTATAATTAAATATATATTTTTTAATATCATGATCTTCTAATTCATCATAAATTTTTTCACTAAATAATACATCATTCAAATCTTTATCTTTGTAAAAACTTTTAATCATATAAAAATCATTCATACGATCTTTTGCATATTTTTCACAAGTATTACCAATAAGAGACAGCTTATGATTTTGTTTTTCCAATAAAATTTTCTGCTCTTTATCTATAAGCTTAGATTGTTTATCAATAGTACTTTTAAGCACCATTTTATCTCGTGCCTTCTTTAAACTATCAATAAAAATAGTTTTTTCTTCAATAAACTTGTCTTCTGCTTCGCTCCACTCTCCTTCTTTCATTAAGAAGTCAAGCATATCTTTTTCTGTTGGAACTCCCCGTTTTTGCGCGACTTTAAAATACTTATCTTCTACCTCTTCAAGTTCTACTTGATCGTGAGGTGTGAGGTGTTTAATATATACAAACTCTTCTTGAATTATAGCCGTAGAGTATCCACGAACTATATCCCTAAATATTTTTCTGCGCGCTACAGTTTCCACGCATATTAAACCCTACCTTCTTCGATATCTTCGTCTAGTTTTGCGAAATCAGCTGTTGATACTGCACCAGAGCTATAATACCAGAAGCTAAATAATGCAGCGACTTTACCTCCTACGATGTCATAAAGTTCATCTCCTTCTTCTTCAAGTTCGTAATATCTTTCTAGTTTTTGATCGAAGTCATTTCCTTCAAATAATGGAATAAGATCATCACTATCTTCTTTTTGAGTATAAGTCAGATGAAGAATATACCACTGAATAACTTTATTTTCCGCGCGAACATCTGCAGTATGATTAAATAAATTAGAATATGAAGTTTCTACATCAACAATATTTTTTCTAAGTTCGGTAATCTCAGCGGAAATGTCATCCAACTTCTTTTGGTCTTCGTTAGAGATATTACTTTTAATTCTGATCCTTTCGCTTTCTTGAGATAATTCGCCGTAACGGATGTACATTTTTGTTAGAGCTTTTGCATCTTCTTCAGGAAGCAGTCCTCCTGTATCGCTATACTTTTTCGCTAACATGGCTTTAGTAAGAATTCCTTTTTTAACACACTTACTCATCTCAACACTAAATTCTAATTCCGCATCTTCGATTTGCCTACGAGTTGGTTGTTTCATAACAAGCCTATAAGGCACAGCTTCTTCAACCTCTTTTGTCATGGAGACTTCTTCTTCTTCTCCAGTCTCTTCATTTTTAATTTTTTTCTTTTGAGTTTGCTTAACCTTTTCTTTCTTCTCAAAAGTAAAACTATAAATTTCACGTAATTTTTTACGAGTATCGTTCATAGTTGGTGTCTTTTCTAGTGTTTCCGTAGTTGCCATAATATTTTTATTTAAATGTAAATCCTATAGTATAATTATCTAATTCTGTTTCGATATTTCTAATAGTTTCGTTACCAATATCTAAAGTTCTTTTTCTTAAGTATTGCAACTTTTTTTCATCGAAGTAATTAGCTTGATCGATAATAGGGCTACAGCCTTCAGGTAGATTCTTTTTTAATTTGTCGAAATGAATCTGATGCTCATTATGTAAATCCTCAAGCATAACGAGGAAACCCTTAAAAAGGGAAACCGTATTCCTTTGATAGGACTTTCTGAAAATACCTTCTGCGTCCATAAACCTTGTACCTACAAAGGTAATACACAAAAAATATAGTTTAGTGTAAAGTTAGTTATGGCAGAATTTTTATCATCGTCCGACAGAGCTACAATTGCGGCTCACTTATTAGATCTTCATGATACATTTGGAAGAGATATAATTGTATATAAAGAAGCTCAAAAGGTAATTATTAGCACAGACCCAAACTACAACTATTTATATAATACTGCAGGAGCGACGAATCAAAGCGTAGAAAATGTTCCAGTTAAAAAAGTATTTAAAGCAAGAATAAGATATGACACAGATCGCAGTTTAGAAAATTTTGGAGAAGCAGATGCGCAAATAAAAGTTGATAGACCAGACGCAAATAGTTTAGTTAGAATTAAATTAAAAATCGAAGACTATCAATATATAAAAGAAGCTAAAAGAATTGAATTTGATGGCAGAATGTTTAGAGTAGAATCTGACCCTAGAGCTCACGGACTTTTTGATGTAGTTCAATTTTATACTTTGTACCTCAGACCAATTGAATCAAGTGGCTAGAATAAAAGATAGATCTGTTAGAGACAGCGTTCAAAAACAACTTAGATCAGATAAAGATTTAAACTTGCAAGTTCGTGTTTTAATAGATAAGCAATTTAAAACAGCTCATCAAAAACTTCTTTCAGACTTCAGATCTCATCCTATTACCAGAGAATTAAAAGTTGCAGAAGGAGCGTCTAATTACAGCGGAGGTTTGGCAGAAGGCAATCTTTTTGGATTCATAGGTTTCGAATCAGGTTATGATGCTATTGAGCCTATTGAAAAACTATTAGTAAGAGCAGATATTTTAATAAAACAAAGAAGAGTTATGAGATCAGGATTTATTTGGGCTTATGCAGTAAATATGCCATCAATAAATGATCTTTATAAAGTGACCCCAATGCCATGGTCTCAAGGAGCTAGTTGGCTAAGAGAGCTTGAAGGTAGGGGCATACCAAACTTAGGTCAATATATGTATGTTGATGCCAAAACTAGCCGCTCCTCCGAAGGTATACAAGGAGGTAATAGGTCAGGAGGTAGGCTTAGAATGACATATATAAAGCCTATGCTAGAAGAATTTGAAAAGAATTTAAATAATATTAGTGGCGCACAAAGAATATCTGCGCGCAATTTTTAAATATGAAACCGCAATTCCAACACGAAGTAACAACAAGTTTTATGTTATGGGCAGATAATTTTCTATTAAGAAAAGGTGAAGCTTATACAAATTATGTATCAACTTTCTATCCAAATACAAGTGATGATAGATTAGGTCCAGGATTAGTTAGCTACAGTAGCCCTCACAAACAGTGGGTTTTTGACAGTAGTATAGAAGGCGCAAATATTCCTAGTGGAGTATATGACAACGGCACCTTTATTCCAAGAGATACAAATGGATTAAAATTAGACTTCGATAATGGTCGAGCAATACTTGATTCTTCATTCGGAGACTCTAAAACAACAGTTAGCGGAGAATATTCAGTAAAAGATTTCAATTTTTATATTACTAATCAAACAGAAGAGCAATTAATAATAGATAGTAAATTCGATACAAATAATAGATTTAAACAAGATGTATCAGGAATCGCGCCTTACAAACAAGTTATACCAGCAATTTTTGTTAATTCAGAAGTTTCTGAAAACGAACCTTACGCTTTTGGAGGAGAAGATAAAACATCAACAAATATAAGATGTGTTGTTTTCGCGGAAAATACATATCAACTTGACGGCGCACTATCTATTTTTAATGATGCAAAAAATGAAGTATATGCAAAATTAAGTTTTGAAGATTATCCATTAAATGAATATGGAGATGTTATAGACTTTAATTATAGAGAACTTTCAGACAACACAAAACAACAATATTTTCACATAGAAGAAGCAAGAGTTTCTAAATTAAGTGATAGAATAAATAAAAATATAGACCCAACTTTATTTGTAGGATTTATTGATTTTGAAATTACAAATTTAAGATTTCCACGATCATAATTCCCTTTTTAAAATAAAAAATGTAATTAGTGAAAGAAATTTAACCTTTTAAAATATTATGGCAGACAAACATAGAGCACGAGTAATTTATCAAAGTGAGGCATTATATGCAGGCACAGTTGATGCAACAGGTCATCACTTCAGCACTTCAACGGACTGGAGCACTAGAGCAGGATACAAAACGCACGCAACTTACGCATCCGCAGTTGCAGAGGGAGAAGATATTCGCACAGGTATTCAACAACTAAGGAGAGTACAGAGCGCAAACTATAGCTTTTCTATCAACAGGCAAGATGTAAATCAGTTTGGGCAATTAGGAAGAATTGACTCAGTTGCAATTGACCCTCCTACCGTAACGCTGGATTTTTCTTATTACATTACAAATGGAGTGAATGAAAGAATTTTAGGCATGAATGTATTAGGTCAGCAAAGTGCTCTTGCTGATGAAATCGTAGATGGCTTAGTTTGTGGGGATCCAGTTGGTCACGATGGGCAAAACTTTTTTATACTTACAACTTGCGAAGGTCATGATGCAGTTAATAATCAGGATATGGACAACATGAAAAGTGTTATTGCACTTGGAAATGGTTATATCTCTAATTATTCTATAGAAGCTGCAGTAGGAGGCATGCCCACAGCAAATGTTACTGTAGACGGTTTAAATTTAAAAAGTTATGTAGGAACAACGGGACTAAGTTCTCCAGCTATTAATGTTAACTATGGCACCCCAGTTGACGGGATAGAGTTTAACGTTCCTCCAGCAATTAGTGGAGTTTTAAATGATAGTGCGTCAGACCCTAATGCAGAAACAGAAGGGTGGTCTTGCTTGCGTCCAGGAGATATTACAATGGCCTTAGGTACAGACGGAAAAGCTGGAGAATTCGAGAATTTACCTTACGAAGACGCTCCTCATGACTATACCGCAGGAGCGGCACATATTCAAAGTTTTTCAATTGATGTCCCTCTTTCTAGATCTGTGCTTAACAGACTTGGAAGTCCTTATGGGTATGCAAGAGTTGTAGACTATCCAGTTAATGTTAGCGTAAGTGTTAGTGCTATTATGTCTGACCTTAAAGAAGGTAATGTTGCAGACCTTATTTGGGACACAGAAGAACACGATTTAGTTTTTACTCTTCGCGAGCCAGAGCCTTACGGCACAGGAAAGAAAGCTATTGAGTATCGCGTAAAAGGGGCTTTGCTCGAAGGTGAATCATTTAGTTCTTCGATTGGAGACAATAAATCTGTTGATTTAACTTTTACTGCCCAGATTGGTGGCCCAGAAGACTTAGCAAGAGGATTGATGGTTTCTGGATCAAGAAATGCCCTGACAATTACTGGCGAATTTTCTTAGTAATATAATTATAGAAAACTTTAAAGCCCGTCAGTTATGGCGGGCTTTTTTGTTAGACTTGATATATCCTCAATCCTTTTGCAGAACTAATCCCGAAATTAAAATTAGTAGATACGGTAGATTGTCCGCCTATTTGATTTGAAAAAGATTGAGATCTAAGTTGGGCATTATCTATAGCTATATTATTAATTACCGAAGCTAATTCCAGTTTTCCGCTATGATGATATCTATCGGTATGCTTAATTAAGATATCATACTTAGAACCTTCTTCAAAGAAAGATTCTATTTGACCTGTCGCATACTCTCTTACGATCATATTTATACTTGCGGAAGCTATAATTGGAAGTTTTAGTTTTCTACCAAATACATAATTACTACCAAACCCATAGATGTCTTGCCTTGGAATAGGCATATTGATAGAAACATTTTGTATAGCAGCATCAACAGATTCAACTGGAGCTCCACCATATTCTCCTGCGGTTTTAGTTATTTTTATAATCATATCGCCAGGCATTATAGCATTTGCACCATCAACCACCTCTGGATTAAAAGAGTCGGAATTGAGGTATATTTTTTCTTCAGAAAAAATATTATCAACACCAAGTTTAATTGATGGAAGAGTTGGGGTATCATTTGGGTCATACAAATCAAACTTTAAATTGCTTGCTGCGTATGACACAGAGGCCGTAGGTAAAGATCCTACTTGGGCATTATAGGAATATTGAGTTAAAAAACAATTTCCAACACCAATAACATTATATCCAGAAAAATCTTCAGTATCTACGAAATTTAAATCGGTAATATTTCCTTCGTTTGCAGAAACTCCTATAATACTTATATCGTCAGAAGTTTCAGCTTCAAAATAATTTTTAAAAACACTACCATCAGAGTAAGTATAAAAACCTATGGCTCTTTCATTCTCTCCGCTAGAAAATAAATACTCTATTTCGCAACTAACCTCGGGTTGTCGTATGATTGGGGACTCTCCATCTTTTTGTGTAACGTTTTGAACCAACTCATCTGAACCGATTTCTTTAACATCTATAGCTGGATGCTGAAAACCAAAATTCATATTCTGAACTCTAATTAATTGCCCTGATGTTGTGCCTGCTTCTTTATATGCAGGAAAATCAGTAACTAAGACACCTAATTTTTCATAAGTGATTCGTGAAGCTGTACATGCCATTAATCTGTTTACACCTTTTGATCTATTAAGTGTATAATAAAAAGACTCCTTATGCCTAATAAAAGAATTTCAGATTTCGAAGAAAGAAAAGTTTTGTATTCAGATTCTGCTGCAGAGCCTTTTCCTCATGCGCCAAAATTAAATGACCAATCTTTAGATGACAATGAAACTTTATTTTTGCTGGCGAGACCTAAAGTTCAAAATGAAACAATTACATACCCAGATCTAAAAAGTAATATTTTAGATAATTCAATGTACTTAACGGGCTCGCAATTAGTTAGTGGGCAAAAAATTTTTACAGATAATTGTACTTTTTTAAGTAGGATTAATGTGAATGAGGTTATAGATAGCACCCAACAAAATGATATAAGTGGAAATATTTTCGTGGGAGAAACGGGCTTGCTACAAAATATAAAAATTGGAAAGAACTTTTTCGAAAGAAATTTAGATAAATCTCTGTATACAGTTCACATTTCAGGAGACTCATGTTTTTTGGGAGACTTAACTCAAACTGGGACTCACTATCAAGAAGGTGATTTTCTTAGGATCGGAGATTCTCAGCAAATAGGTAATGCTTTAATTTTCGGAAATAAATCACTTTCTAGTAATTTATATGCGGAAGAGAATATATATCACAGAGATGACCTCGATACATTAATAAAGCTCAAAATTAACGAAATAGACATTGAAGCAGGAAGTAATACAAGAATTAAGTTAATAGAAGACCCTAAAGATAAAATTATTTTTTCCACAAATAATGAAGAGCAAATGCGTTTATTTGATAACGGTTTTCTTGCAGTAAACAACGTTACACCTTTAGGAGAGCTTTCCGTATCTGGTAAGGCTTTCATTCAAGATATTTTCACATACGACGAGATAAATAAGTCTTTTAACAGGGTTTATGGAGCTGATGATGAAAATATAACATTTTCTAAAAAACTAAGGAAAGGAAAAGACAAATATTTAATTGATTTACCTAAAACATTTAAAGAAAAACCTGTTATGTCTGTTTCTTTGCAAAATACAAAGGGAGGCATAATAATCCCACTTATTATAGAAAATGTTTCAAGACATGATTTCGTAGTTAAGTTTTCGAAAGAGCTTGATGACGACAATTATATTCTTCACACAACAGCGCTTTCGACGTCAACTAAGCCCGAGGTAAACAAGCAGCGCTATAATACATACCCTCATGTAGTTTGTTCTGATAATGCAGCTGGACGTCATGATTCGCAAAGGTTTTATACTAATATCGAACAAGAAACTGATGTTGTAGAAATTAATTTTCCATTTCACTACAAAGATACTCCGGCGGTTACAGTGACTATCGAAGGTCCAAACAATATTGTTCCGCATGCAATATCTAGTGTAAATAATAGTTCATTTAAAATTATTTTCGGAACCAAAGTGGACAGCAATTATACAATACATACTTTTTCAAGCATTGAAGGGACAAAAAGATTAGGATGAACACTCCAGACAACAGATTATCAAACTTCAAACATATGCGCACATTGTTGTCTGACGGATTATCTCCGTTTCCTCATCATGCAATTATTCATGAATCAGGAAATAAAGATGATGATTTGTTACTTTTAATAGCAGAATCAGGCTCGCATAATGAGAAAATTACATATAAAAATTTAAAAAAATCAATTTTAGATAACAGCGTCTTATTGACGGGTAATCAATTAATAAGTGGAGAAAAAACTTTCGCAGATGTATGTACATTCGAAAGTACAATTTACATAAATGAGGTTATAGATATAACTCAAACTGGAGATATAAGCGGAAATATTTTTGTGGGTGAAAGTGGTTTATTTGAAAACGTGGGAGTAGGATTACATTATACAGACAGAAGAATTATTAAAGACGTTTTTAGCGATTTTCCCAGAGACGACTCAGAATATTTAGAGTATGATTTTGGCGGAGGGATAAAGTCAGGAATCCTTGATTTTGATGAAAATGATAATCCAAATTTATCGACATCAATTAAATCTTACGAAATATATGAGCCCTCAGGATATTACAACTCAAATATACCAGAGTCGCAGCAAAACTACACTGGAGATTTATCTTTAGACGGCCATTCATTTATTCCTGATGAAATTCACAGAGAAATGGGAGGAGCTTGGTTAGGAATTGATTTCGCTTCACCATTTAATTATAAAGGTTTTGCTGTATACAGAAAAGCGATAGAAAATTCTGCGGATCAATTTAAAGTAGTTGCGTCAAATAATGGAAAAGACTGGCATACAATACATAGAGTTAGCGGTTTAACTGAATCAGATTATAAAAACCAAGACCAAAGAACCTCTTTTGAATTACAAGATTACTATCCAGAAAAGTATTCTAAGTACCGTTTGGTTGCACAAAAAATAATTTCAGGAAACTATTGGGAACTTGGTCATTTTAACTTTTCTGGAGTGGAATTTCATGAGCATGTGCATACAATTGACCCAAATTATACATTGCATGTTTCTGGAGATTCTTGCTTCATAGGGGACATTACTCAAACAGGATTTGCAAGGCAAAGCGGAGACTTATATAGATTAGGGAATTTCACACAAACAGGAAACACATTTATTGATGGTAGCGAAAAAGTAACAGGGGACATTTATTTAGGAAAAACATTGTATCATCTAAATGATGAAGACACTTACATACAATATACTGATGATAAAATTGATATTACCGCAGGTACAGGAGTAAAAGTAATACTTAACGAAAAAGAAGATAATAAAATACAATTTTTTACAAGCTCCACCGAGCAAATGCGCTTAGATGAAAGCGGTTTTCTTGGAATTAACACAACTACACCTTTTGCAGAACTATCTGTAACAGGGGATTCGTATCTCGAATGCTTATTTACAACAGGAGAAGATGGGCAATGGGAAAGAGTCTATGGTGGATCAGATGAGGTTGTTACTTTTGTCACTGAATTAGATGGCGGAGAAGATGTTTATAAAATAGATTTCCCAAAAACTTTTGGGGAAAAACCTTCAGTAACACTTTCTTTAGAGAATGATCAAGGAGGACCTATTGTTCCGTATATAATTTCTGGAATTAACGGTCATGAATATTATGTTAATTTTGGTTCAGAGCTTTTAAATAATGGGTATAAAATTCATACTTCAGCAAGAGCAACAGGTCAATCTGCAGTAAATAAAACAACAACACAATCATTTATCACAGAAATAACTCCTCAATCAAATAAAGACATATATGAAATATTTTACCCCAATCAATTTCATGCGAATCCAGTTGTTTCTGCGACATTAGAGCATGAGAGTACAATTCTACCTTATGTTATATCAGGAATAACATCTACTTCATATAAAATTGTTTTTGGTAGAGAGCTACATGACACTTGTAAAATTCATACCCATGCAGTCAGATAGTAGAAAACTTGTGTAATACAATAAGATGATCTCAAAACATATATTTACTTCGGATGTTGTTAGCGGAAAAGCTTTTTGGTTAAATAACCTGCAATCTACAGGAAACCTTGTTACGGCTAACAGTAATTTTACAATAACTAATGACGCAACAATTCTCGGAGATCTTACTGTTAAAGGTTCGACTACCACAATAGATACAGTCACTTTAACTGTTGATGATCATAATATTGAATTAGGTTCAGTTGATAACCCTACAGATTCTACAGCAGATGGCGGAGGAATTACCTTAAAAGGCTCTAGTGATAAAACCTTTAATTGGAGTTCTGCTTCTAACGCTTGGGAATCAAATGTAGGGTTAAATGTTCTTGGCGGCAACGTAGGTATTGGTACTACGAGTCCTGATTATAAGTTGCATGTCAATGGTGGAGGATATTTTGCTGGTGAAGCGATACCAAACACCGCGCCAGCAAATGGCGTATATCTTGGCGAATCAGCTGGAGGCCCTGATTATCATGTATCTATTATATCTCCTAGCAGCAAAAAGTCGTATATAGATTTTTCAACCACAGAGAGAGATGCAATTGGTAGAATATTGTATGCACATCCAGACGCTAGCTTAACTCAAGGAATGCATTTCTTTGCTGATTATAACGGTAACAGTAACGAGGCTAACTTGTTTATCGACCCAGACGGCAACGTAGGTATTGGTACTACGAGTCCTAGTGCGAAGTTGGAAATAAATTCAGGCACAAATGATGCTAATTTACGGCTGGTTTCAACTGATCCGTATGTGGATATTAAAATGTCAGATGATACCACAACTGATGATGGAGTAAGAATCAGTAACAAAGGAGATGACCTATTACTTCAAAGAACTGGCGGCAACGTAGGTATTGGTACTGCGAGTCCTGGGGCAAGATTAACAATTGCGCAACCGGGGACTACTATTGGCGGAAATGATATATCAAAAGGGTGCTTGTTAGCGGGTTCTACAGTAGAGGGTATCGGTATAGATAATAACGAAATCATTAAAAAAGGCCCGTTAAGTACAAGTACTTTTGTAATTGGTAATGCAAATAGTGAAGGAGCAATTCATTTAAAAACTAACCTGCAGGATAGACTTGTAATAGAAAATAGCGGAGCGTCAATAACTGGCACATTAACAACAAGCTCGGCGATAACTATAAACAACAGCAACCCTGTTCTTATTTTAAGGGATACGAATGGAGGAGATGTTGATACTCAAAGTGGTTTTATTAGTTATAGAGACAATAGTGATACCGAAAGAGGTTATGTGGGATTTGGTAGCTCAGGAAATAAAGACTTTTCAGTAACAAATAGAATTGGAGATATTAATCTTTCTACAAAAAGCGGGGGTAAAGTTTATGTACCAACATCTTTACGGCTCGGTAATGGAGTAACTCTCGCAGAAAGCTCAGATAGGGCTGACATGCTAAAGATACAAGGTATTACCTCCGGTTATGCAGGTGTTGTAATAAGCAATACAAACGGAGAAGATCTGTGGAGTTTGATGGCAGATGGTGACCGGTGGGGTGTATACAATGATTCAACAAACGAGTGGCACATACAATGCAATGATAACGGCGCAGTAGATCTTTTTTACAATAGTGTTGAAAAATTAAACACTTCTTCATCTGGTATTTCGATAAATGGTAATATAGATCAGGTTACAGATATATACTTACAAGATCAAATCATTCACCATGGTGATACTGATACATATATGCAATTTCATGCAGGAAACCAATGGAGGGTGGTTGCAGGTGGACATGAAATAATTGAATGTCAGAATTCAGCTTTTAATGTTGCGAAAAACACATCTCTTGCAGGAAGCTTAACCGTTGCAGAAAACTCAAGTTTTTCCAAAAATTTAACTGTAGAAGGGAGTCTTACTGTTAACGGGACAGTTTTCACCCTCAACACTACAACTGTTACCGTTGACGATAAAAATATAGAGCTTGGCTCTGTAGCTTCTCCCACAAATGATACTGCAAATGGAGGAGGAATCACCTTAAAAGGCGCGACAGACAAAACCATTTCATGGCAAAAATCCACAGCTTCTTGGGATATAAGCGAAAATTTAGGAGTTGCAGATGGAAAATATATCTTTACAGATAAAGTTAGAGCTAGGGATGCGGCAGGATTATTATTGCAAGATGATTCTGGAAATGGGATTACTATAATTGACGGAGGAAACGTATCTACCTCGAGTGATTTTGCGGTAGGAAATAATTTATTAGTACCTGGAACCACTTCTTTAGTAGGCAATGTACTTACTACAAACAACTTAACTGTGGGAGGAACATCTTATTTTAGCGACTCAGTAACTGTAGCTCCAAATAAAACTCTTTTCGCAAAAGGGGGACTTAGTGTTGCTGGAACATCTACTTTTAACGATAATGTTACAATTGCAGACAATAAATATATCACTACCGATAAAATAGTAGCTCGTGACGCTGCAGGTTTACTTCTTCAAGATGACGGTGGAAACGGAATTACAATTAATAACGGAGGAAATACGAGCGTTTCTCACGCTTTTCTTGTTGGTGGGAATACTACAATTGGAGGAAATACTTCTATTGTGGGAACCACTTATCACGGAGGAGCTGCTACTTTCAATGATAACTTAACAATTAATTCATCCAAAACTTTGCAGGCAGGAAATATTACGGTTGCAGACAATAAATATATCACTACCGATAAAATAGTAGCTCGCGATTCTGCAGGTTTACTTCTTCAAGATGATGGTGGAAACGGAATTACAATAGCAAATGGAGGAAATGTATCAACCTCGAATAACCTAACCGTAGCAGGCGCTTCTACTTTCAATAACAATGTCACAATAGCATCAAATAAAACACTTAATGTTGGAGGCGATGTCAATATTGGAGGGGAAACTACTTTCGAAGGTGCAACAGTATTTGAGCAGAACGTCGTAATTTCTGGAGACTTTAACGTAACAAGTCAAACGCCAATGACTCTTGAGCAAGGTCAACTTGAAATACAAACTTTAACAAGCGCCCCACAAAACACAACTAATCAATTATACAATTTAAATAGCAACATATATTGGAATGGAACAAATCTTGCAACGTCTCACCCCAATATTTCAGCAGCAAGTTCGTCAAATAATAGCGGAAGAACTTATATACAAGATATAACAGTAGATGGAAACGGTCATGTAACTAATATTGCAACAGCAACAGAAACAGTCACTAACACAAATACTACTTATTCTGCAGGAGACCATTTAGATTTAAACTCTACAACATTTTCTGTAAAAAGAGACCTTCGGGGGTCAAACAATGGCGTCAGCAATGGTGTTTATGTTATTGGGTCAAATTTTGACGATTACTTTATGGTTCACGGCGTTACCACAAATTATGCAGACTGGTATCAAGGTGGCGACCTGCGAATGAGGCTTCAATCACCAGTTTTAACTGCGGGTTCAGCTGATCTACACGTTGAAGGAGATGTTTTAGCTTTCTCAACTACGGTTTCAGATAAAAATTTTAAAGATAACATAAATACAATAGATAATGCTCTTTATAAAGTAAATAAATTAAGAGGCGTAGAGTTCGAATGGAACGCAACTTCCCGCAAGGGAGAGAAAGATATAGGCGTTGTAGCTCAAGAGGTTGAGGAAGTTTTACCTCAAATTGTACGTGAAAAAACTCCATGCGTGGGAGAGTTTTGTGAAAATACAGAAAAATATAAAACAGTAGATTATCAAAAATTAACAGCAGTTTTAATTGAAGCCGTAAAAGAGCTTTCTGCTGAAGTAGAAGATTTAAAGAAAAAATTATCTTGACATTATAATACAATGCTGCTATAATTGCGGCATGGTTAAATTCGAAGAAAAAAATCTATTGTACAAAACCAAGTGTTACTTGGTAGGACATATGCAATATGTTAGTGGTCGCAATTGGCGAGAAGAAGTAACAGAAAAACTAGATCCATTAAGTATTACTTGTTTCGATCCTTACAAAAAACCATTCATGAAAGACGTTGAAGAAGATGAAGCTCAGCGCGCAGAAATGGAAACATGGATGAGGACAAAGCAGTATGATAGAGTGACAGAAAGAATGAAAACTGTTCGAGCTTATGACCTTAACCTCGTAGATAGAAGTGATTTTATTATCGCGCATCTTGTTCCTGAAGTCGCTAGTTGGGGTAGTGCAGAAGAAATTGTTACCGCTGTGCGCGAAAAAAAGCCTGTATTCGTAAGTATGGAGGGAGGGAAGTCAAAAACTCCACTGTGGATGCTTGGAATGTTTCCTCATAAATATATTTATAATAGTATTGACGAAATCGTTGAAATGCTATACGCTATTGACAATGGAAACAAACCAATCGATTCAGATAGATGGAGATTATTAAAGAAAGAATTTAGATGATACAAACACTAGCGACAGCATATTTTGAATTTTTTCCCGGAGACTGGTTACTATTTGGCTTCATTGGTACCGTAGTATATTTCTTTAAGTCTAAAAAAGATGATGATTTTTATGGATAAAGCATATAAATATTCAGATATTGTACTTATTCCTGAGTACAGTGAATGCTCAAGTAGATCAGAATGCGATACAGGCGCTGAACTTTGTGGTTTTAAATTCAAACTACCAACTATTCCTGCGAATATGCAATCTGTTATTAACATGAGTTTGGCAAAATGGATGAGCGAGAATGATTATTTTTATGTGATGCATAGATTTCACAATGATCTCGCGGAAAACATCGCAATCGCAAATAGCGAAAAATGGAATATTATATCTTTTAGCGTTGGAGTTCAAGACTCAGATAAAGATAAAATCCATAAAGTAAAACAACGAAAGCATAGAATTGATTTTCTAACAATAGATATTGCTCATGGTCATTCAAAAAATATGATTGACATGATTGAATTTATTAGAAAAGAACTACCTAGTACAAAAATTATTGCGGGAAATGTAGCTACAAAACAAGCTGTCATTGATTTAGCTACAGCTGGAGCAGATGTGGTAAAAGTAGGAATAGGTCAAGGCTCCCCCTGTACAACAAAAGATAAAACTGGATTCACACTACCTATGTTCACTTGTGTTAAAACATGCGCTAATGCTTACATAGGTAAAGATGAAAATAATTTAAAAGAAGTACCCATTATTGCAGATGGAGGCATAGAATGCAACGGAGATATCACTAAAGCTTTAGTTGCTGGAGCTAAAATGGTTATGGCGGGAGGGCTATTCGCTAGCTGCGTTGATAGTCCCGCAACAATAGTAGAAATTAATGGAGAGTTCCATAAAGCTTATTTCGGTTCCGCAAGTTATGAAAATAAGAGGCATCGAAATCATATCGAAGGTAAATTAAATAAAATAAAAAATAATGGTATGACATACGAGCAAAAACTTAAAGAAATTAAACAAGATTTACAAAGCTCAATATCTTATGCGGGAGGCTCAAATATTGACATTTTACAAAAAACTAAATATTTATATCAATAACACTTGACATTTACATTTTTTTATACTATAATCAGTACATGAATAGCAAAGCAGCAAAAACAATTAGGGGTATATTAAACTTTAATCCGAATGCCTCGGATGAAACCAGCAAAAGAGTATATTCTCGAGCAAAAAAACAATACAATAAGCTAAGTAAGAAAGCTAAACCTTTATTCTTACAAGAATTACAAAATTTATACAATAAGCAAAATTAATTATGGAAAATCAAACACAAGAAAAACAAGATTCAAAGTGGCGCAACAGAGAGCTTGGAGCTCTTTGGGTAAGAAGCGGAAAAAACCAGAAGTATCTTTCTGGAACTATTAATATCGAAACAATGCCAGGAGTAACAGAAGCTTTAAAAGTTGTTGTTTTCACCAATAAAGGTAGAGATAAGAATGAAAAAGCTCCTGATTATGTCATTTATAGATCAGAAGATCAGCAACAGCAACAGCAACAGTCTCCAGACGTGGCTAAAGTCGCAGAGGCTGCAACTGAAGAAGTTAAATCTTCTAAGGCTAGTGTATCTAATGACGAGGACATTCCTGAAGAATTGTTCTAATTGATCTTTGAAAATTATGGGCGTATACTGGATTCGATTTAAATTGAATTTGTATACTGCAAGTAGGAGTGTGTCTGGCTCCTAAATAAGGCACAAATCATTACATGGCAAAAATCTTAGTCGTGTCGAAAGCTTCGCTCCAAAAAGCGAAGTTTTCGCTTTGGCAGCATAACGTCTGTCACCTCGCAACTTTTGACGCAGATAGAAAGATTGCGAGGTCATCAATCTGCAAAACAGATAAAAGTTTTCCTGTATCACAAACTGTAAATAATTGAAACAAGAAGTTGGATGTTAATATCATAACTTTAAAAAAAATTAACTAAACTTGTAGATGTATATCTCTGAAAATTTAAAGACGCGGGTTCAACTCCCGCTACGTCCACCAATTTAAAATGAATTTATTAAATAAAATAACAAAAGTATTTTCTAAACCTAAGAAAGAACATGAGACTCCAATCATTGATTTTATCATAGATAAGATCACCAACTGTGAAGAAAAGCCGGAGTCAGTAGATGAACAAGAATGGAAATCTATCAAAAAAAGTATGCTTTTTGCATTTCGAGCAAAAAAAAGAAAACTACCATTAATATCAAAAGGAAGAAGAAACGCTGAATTAATCAAAACCAAACAAGGCTTCGAGCTTTTTGAGGTCTACATAAAACATTTATAATTATGAACAAAGAAAACGAAGACGAAGATGAAATTTTTTTTGAGCCAGACGAAGCGCTCATTTTAGCTCTTAATGAAGTAAATGATCTCAGAGAGCTCATGGAAAACCAAGACTCTGAAATCGAAAAATTAAAGAAAGAGCTCCTTTCACTAAAGAAATACATCAAAAAGTCTTGACATAGTAAAGATTTTATGGCATAATAATGTCATATGAAAAAAATCTCATTAAACAAAGATGGTACTCCCCGCAAACGCCGAAATTCAGGCAAAGGCGGTCACGCTATTGTTTCCTTGTCTGTTGACGAGATATTAAATCTCGCATCACAAGAAGTTACCTCTATTCCAGTTAGCGAAAGTTGGGTTAAAGGCAGACTATACGCTAATTATTTAGCTAATAAAAAAGTCAGTAATGACTTTAGTGAACTACAGTCAGCAGAGGACAAAATTGAATATGCGTTAACATCTTTTGATAATGAATAATTATTTTTCACATTTAATAGGTCAGGAAAACGTTAAGAAAAAACTTAACTTTTACCTCAAAGCTTATCATGCAACAAGCGTATGCCCGTTTCTGAATTTAGTAGGAGCTAAAGGATTGGGTAAGACTTTGTTTGCAAAAGAATTTGCAAAAAACCTTCATAATCAAGATGGTTCTAAAAGACCATTTCTTGAGTTAAATTGTTCAACAATCAAGAATAACGCGCAGTTTTTCGAGCAGATTTTTATTCCTATAATCATGAATAACGAGATTACAATCTTGTTTGATGAAGCTCACGCCTTACCTAAAGATTTGACTATGGCATTTCTTACTATTTTCAATACGGAGAAAACTAACACGAAAGAATTTGTATATGATGATCAAACTTTTACATTTGACTTTTCAAAGCAAACTTTCATTTTTGCTACAACCGAAAGCGATAAGTTATTCCCGCCACTAAAAGATAGGCTTAGTACAGTTGATTTTGAGCAGTACTCTTCCGAAAACCTATCAGACATCATCAAATTAAATTGCGATGGAATTAATTTCACAAAAGACGCGCTAGACGCTTTGTCATTAACTGTTCGAGGTAACGCTAGGAATGCAGTTATGAGGTCTAAAGAAATCGTGTTATATTGCGAGTCAGAAAATAAAAACACATTTGATGTTAGTGACTACGCAAATCTTACGGATCTACTCGGTATTCTTCCGCATGGAATCACGTGTACAGAAAAGCAGATTCTAGAGATCCTTGCTGATAGAGGCAGCTGTAAGTTACAAACGTTATCAGCGGTTACGGGACTCAGCCCTACATCTCTAAGAAGGGATCATGAGATATATCTCCTAAGAAAAAATTTCATACAAATCGACGGAGAAAGAAAAATCACCAATTTTGGTAAAAACTTAATTCAATCAATATAATAATTATGACAGAAAAAAAGACAGTATATGTAGTAACAAGAAATTCAAGGAGAATAGAGGAAAACAACTATTCTTCTAAAGAAGATGCTGAAAATAGAGCAGAAAAGCTAGTTCAGGTTTTAAAAAAATGGAAAGATCCAGACCAAAAACGTGTAAGAGTTGTTGAAACAAACAATCCCTTAAGAATAAGATAGTGTTACAGCAAAAATCTAGTTACAAAAATCTTTTTGAAGAATCAGCTTCTCACAGAGGGTACACCCCCAGAAAGAAAAATAGGGGAGACGAAAATTGCAAAAATGTCTCTCATATTTTAACAGGAAAAGGTAAAGAAGGAAAGCCTATCAAAATTAAAGTTGATTTAAAAAAAATCAAAAACAAAAAACAAGACCAAAATTGGCTATGGATTGAGTTTAAAAATGCAAGTGGGAGATCGGGCTGGATTCACGGAGATGCGCATTTTGTGGTTTTTGAAAGAAAGGAAGATTTTGTATTTGTAAATAGAAAAGAATTATTATCTTGGATAGGGGCATCTAATAAAATTAGATACGATTTACCATTTGTAACATTAGCTAAAAAAGCAAAGTACAGAATATATAAGAGAGCCGGAGAAAAAGATGAGATAACTCAGATTAAAGTTGATGACATAAAAGATTTAAAGTCATTCCAGATATGGAAAAAGCCCGATGGCAAATCAACCTGAACTAGATAAAACTTATATAAAAATGGCGAGACAGTGGAGTTCTTTATCTAAAGCTAAGAGGCTCCAAGTTGGATGTTTAATTGTTAAAGACGGATCAATTATATCCGATGGATATAATGGCACACCAAAAGGTTTCAACAACCAATGTGAAGACATAGACTATTTTAATCAACTTGTAACTCGCAAGGAAGTTTTGCATGCAGAAAGTAATGCAATTACCAAATTAGCAAAGTCTACACAATCTAGTTCTGGAGCAACAATGTATGTCACAACCTCACCTTGCATTGAATGCGCCAAGCTTATTATTCAATCAGACATCATTAGAGTTGTATATTCAGATTTTTATCGCAGTAATGCAGGTATAAATCTTCTAAAAAAAGCGGGAATAAAAGTAGAACAGCTACAAATTTAAATTATCATCTAAAATGATAGAAGGTATCTCAATTATAATAATTTTGTTTTTGTGTTATTTCGTAT